AAACTCGTCGCCAGCGCTATGATAGCAAACTTAAAACTGCCAAGAAGTATCCGATTAGTCTCTGCGCTATCAATTTCCGCGTTGATGATAACCTTGGGTATCTTATTAGGAGTGCTGCTTGCTTTGGCGCAGAACGGCTTTATGTGGTTGGACACGTTCCTGAGCGGCGCCGCATAAGCGCCGCCTCGGGGACCCTTATTGATTATGTCGAAATTGTTCAATTTTCTCATCCGCGAGATTTCCTAGAGCATGCAAAAAAAGAAGACCTTCATGTGGTGGCTGCGGAATTGGATGAAAGAGCAAGACCCTTATCTTCTCATCATTTCAATTTTGATCGCCACTTGTGTTTGGTGGTGGGTAATGAAGAGTCCGGGGTACCCCCTGAAATAATGGCCGCGGCCGAAATACTTTATATAAAAATGCCAGGGGTGGGTTTTTGCTTAAATACCTCCCATACAGCAAATATTTTTCTCTACGAAGCAGCGAGACAATACGAAGACCTAGAATCTTATAATCCAATACTGCCGGTGAATAGCCGCGGCGCCCAACTAGTTATAAAAGAGAGGAAAGGCGAATGAGCGACGAAAAAAACCATCAGAAGAAAATCCCGGCTTTTTTAAAGACAGTTTATTTGTCTAATCGCGAAATACGTCTCATTTTAGCAGGCCTTTATTCTCTTAATATGCCCACCGAAGAAGTTCAGGGTACCGTATGGAAAAAGCTTCTATTTGAAAAATTACACAAAAAAACTCGTAGAAAGAAGGACAAGTGGGAGAAATAGGCGAAGATGTCTTGAAGCTCAAGGCTGCAGTTGAGTTTGGATCACAATATTTTTATACAATCAAAAATGGAGGACTGGGCCCCACTCTTGTAGTGGATGCGGGAACCAAGAAAGAGGCCAATATTGCACGTGCTAAAATTCCCCTCAAATGGGAGGGCCTCTATGTTATAGTCATCTACTGTAGCGCAACCCCGGAAGAAGCCTCTATTATACAGTGAAAATTTTTTACAATTGGAAAGAATTATTATGCCTATAGAATTAGCCCTTTTTATATCCTTCATTGCTTTATTATTTAATTTGATAAGTTTGTGGGCCATTACTCGCATGCGAGACGATCAGTTGCAAGTTGTTAAAAAAATATGGTCGCGCCTTAATTATGTAGAGGTAGGAATGTCTTATCATGGAATGATCCCTATGCCATGGGAGGTTGAAGAGGTCGAGGACTATGTAAGAGATATAAAATCTTTTAAACAAGAAGGAAATATTGTATACTTACCAGAAGAAGGAGAAAAAAATGCCTAAATCATCTCCCACCCCCCCTGCTACGATTTGTGTATCCGGAGGATTTGATCCTGTGCACATTGGTCATCTGCGGATGATTCAAGAAGCTGCGCTGTACGGAAAGGTTATCGTGGTGGTAAATTCGGACGAATGGCTGATGAGGAAGAAAGGATATATTTTTATGCCTTTTAAAGAAAGGTGTGAAATATTGAGAGGATTTACGGGGGTGGGAGAAACCGTCGCCGTCGATGATAAAGATGGTACCGTCTGCGACGCTCTGAAGCGCGTAAAACCAACCTATTTTGCTAATGGGGGAGATCGTAAAACCAATAATACTCCCGAGATGGATATTTGCGACGCCTTGGGCATTCAGTTATTGTGGGGCGTCGGAGGTGGAAAAATTCAAAGTTCTTCTGATTTGGTCGACGCATCCGGGATGGTAACACAGACGACTGAGGAGTTTGAAGGAGTAGACCTTAAACCATCCCGCGTAGAGGTCTTGGCCTCCGGCGACGTCACGAAGAAGAACAATTATTAAAGAATGTGAGCTATTTAGTAAAATGTCAGGAGCCTTATGAGTCGTAAAAAAACCTATGTGCTAGACACAAGCGTTTATTTAACAAATGCCGACTGTATTTATGCTTTTAAAACCAATGATATTCATGTGCCTCTAAAAGTATTTGAGGAAATTGATAAACACAAAAAACGCCAGGACGCCGTCGGAGCACAGGCTCGAAAAATTATTCGCATTTGGGACGAGTTACGTTCAGGAGGATCACTAGACAAGGGTGTGCGCATTAGGAAGGGCCTGGGCCTTATTAAATCTATTAGTGCGGCCGGCATCATGCCTGAAGATTTACCGTGTGATTTAGACATCAAAATACCAGATCACTTAATTATAGCAACTGCTTTAAAAGCCCAACGAGAAAGTTCTCGAAAAGTAATACTAGTATCCCGCGATATCAACATGCGTGTGATTGCTGATGCTGTGGGTCTTACATCTGAAGATTTTCAAAACAATCAAGTTGTAGATAATAGTGAAAGTATATTTGAAGGATATACAACGGTTCTTGTCGACGATCAACTTGTAGACCGCTTTTATGAAAAACAAAGTGTATATCTAGAAGATTCTAGTTTGTTTCCCAATCAATATGTTATGTTAGTTTCCAGCGCTAATGAGAAAAAGACCGCGCTGGGGAAATTTATAAATAAAGCCATGCCCCTACAACAGTTACTTAAAAGTAAAAAGATTTGGGGAATTAAGCCTCGCAATAAAGAACAACAATTTCTTATGGACGCCTTAATGGATCCTCAAGTTCAAATCGTTACTATCATCGGCAAAGCAGGCAGCGGTAAGACGATCTGTGCCATCGCTGCAGGCCTAGCACAGACCATAGACGAATCAAGCGCTGAATACTCCCGCGTAATCGTCTCACGGCCCGTACAGCCCCTAGGAAAGGACATTGGCTTCCTCCCTGGTAGTCTAGAAGAGAAGATGACACCCTGGCTAATGCCCATCCAAGATAATTTACAGTTTTTAATGGGAAATGACAAAGTAACCCTTGACATTTACATGCAAAAGGGTACAATAGAGATAGAAGCATTGACTTATATTCGTGGTCGCTCAATCTCAAACGCTTTTATCATAATTGATGAAGCACAAAACTTGACAACTCACGAATTAAAGACTATAATAACAAGAGTGGGAGAAGGGACAAAGATCGTGTTGACTGGTGATGTCGAGCAAATTGATAATGTTTATATTGATGCAACCTCTAACGGCCTGACGCACGCAGTCGAAAAGTTTAAGAAATTTGAGCTTGCTTCACATGTGACTTTACATAAGGGCGAACGCTCGAAAGTTGCAACCTTCGCCGCAGAAAATTTGTGAGAAGATTATGGAATTAGAGAATACCCAGTTAGAAAATATTGTTGAACCCGGTACGGGCCTTAAACAGTTGGTAGTGGATTATATTGGTGAACGTTTGGAGGGCCCCGAAGACATAACAGTAGATATGGCTGTTCAAGTTTTTGCTGCCGAATTCCCAGAGTTTTTGTTAGCCGTGGCAGAAGAAAATTTTCTGCGCGGATATAAGCAGGCCCTGGACGATGTGGAAGCCGCAGAATCCCAAGAAAAATAATGGAATATTATATTTACAATGTTCCTGTTTTCGTCACCGATCCCACCCAGGAGGGGGTGGACGTTGGTGTTTTCTGCCAAGAAGTTGAAGAAATCTTGCCTCCTCAATTATTGGCGGGAGTTGACGTGGTTTATATTGGGAAATTTGAAGAACTCGCCGATCGAAATGCAACCTTTGCAAATGGAGGTATTTATATGACTTCTGCCGAGCCCGCTAACTTTGATATGGTAGAGAACTTTATCCACGAGGTGGCCCACTCTCTGGAAGCCACATACGGTATGGAAATATATACTAACGATTTACATCAAGAGTTTCTAGGAAAACGCCACAAACTCTATTATTTATTGAACAATGAAGGCTATCACCTTAACCAGGAAGCTTATGCTAATACAGAATATAATAAAGAATTTGATTCTTTTTTAGCCAATGTGGTAGGATATCCTCTTTTGTTAAATCTAACGATGGGCCTTTTTATTTCTCCTTATGGGGCGACATCCATGGGGGAATATTTTGCTAATGGGTTTGAGAAATATTTCTTGGGTGATGCCACAGCATTACGTAAGATAAGTCCAGTGCTATATAGAAAGATTGAAAAAATAATAAATGACGAAACGTGAACATATATCGTATTCAGAACTAAAAGACTGGGCAAAATGCCCGCATTATCACAAAAAAGCATGGGTTGAGAGGGTTGCTCCATTCGAGGGCAACGAATATACTGCCTTCGGGAGCGCTATTCATGATGTGTGTGAAAAGAAGCTCCTCAAGGAAAATATTGACGAGAAAGAAGTATTCCAGCTAGGTTTTACCAAGAGACTTCAAGAGCTTTTAGAAAAAAACATCGAAGTTAGCCCTACAAACATAGAACAGATGAAAACGGCGGGCCCGGCAATTCTCCATGAAGTTGACGACGCTTTACAAGCCTATTTCGGGGATTATGAAGTATTCTCTTCAGAGGAGATGCTTTATGTACCAATCGAGAATTTTAATATCTTCTTTAAAGGTTTTGTTGACGCCGTTGTTAAGGTAGACGACACTTATCATCTTTTTGATTGGAAAACGTGTTCTTGGGGATGGGATTCTCGCAAGAAGGCAGAAAAGCTGATCACGTATCAGTTAACTCTATACAAATATTTCTTTTGTCAAAAACACAAAATTGACCCAAAAAACGTAGAAACCCATTTTGCATTGTTAAAAAGAACAGCCAAAAAAGATCGAGTTGAAATATTTAAAGTGTCGTCCGGTCCAAGAAAAACTGAAAATGCTCTTAAACTTCTCTATCAAGCAATTTATAATATCACTAAAAGATTTAGTATTAAGAACCGTCTAAAGTGTCATAAGCCTTATCCCTGTAAGTTGCTGAATACTAAACACTGTCCATAAGGAACCCATATGTCTAAAAAAATTAAGATTTTTACTATTAGTGATCACCCTTTGTCGCCGTCTGGAGTGGGGGGGCAAACTCGATACATTATTGAAGGAATGCTCCGCACCGGAAAATATCAATTTGTTTCCTTTGGCGGAGCAATCAAACACCAGAAGCATGAACCCCAACATACAGAAGAGTGGGGACATGACTGGGTAGTGTGGCCCGTCGACGGCTATGGAAACGCCGACATGGTGAGAGCGATGATTCACCAACAAAAACCAGATATTTTATGGTTTATGACCGACCCGCGTTTCTACGGCTGGCTGTGGGGAATAGAAAATGAAATTAGGGCACATGTGCCTATGGTATATTATCATGTATGGGACAATTACCCCTATCCCCGATTTAATCGACCCTATTACCTCTCCAACGATCATGTGGCCTGTATTTCTAAACTCACCTATGATATTTTACAGACGGTGACCCCCGAGGTGGATTCTTCCTATATCCCGCATGCGGTGGATCCAGAGATCTTTAAGCCCCTAGGCGCGGAGACGGTTATAGAACACAGAAAAAACAGGCAAATTAATGACAAATTTTTATGTTTTTGGAATAGTCGCAATGCGCGGCGTAAGCAATCAGGTACTCTAATCTGGTGGTTTAAGGAATTTCTTGATGAAGTTGGCCACGATAAAGCGGCCCTCATTATGCACACCGATATTAAAGATGTTCATGGGCAAGACCTAGAGGTAATTGTCCACGAACTCGGTATCACGGCCGGCCAGGTTCTTTTTTCACAAGAAAAGGTGCTGCCTCAGGACTTAGCTATGGTTTATAATATGGCAGATGTCACTATTAATATTTCTGACGCCGAGGGTTTCGGGCTATCGGCTCTAGAATCTTTGGCCTGTGGAACTCCGGTGATTGCGACGATGACCGGAGGACTTCAAGATCAAATAACGGACGGTACAAATTGGTTTGGGGTTGGTATTGAACCAGTATCCAGGGCAATTATTGGCTCGCAAGAAGTTCCTTATATCTATGAAGATCGTATTGCGAAAGAAGATTTCCTAGCTGCGTTGCACAAGATGTATAATATGCCCGCAGAAGAACGCGCTGAACTCGGTGCCGCGTCGCATACGTGGGCAGAGAGTAACTTTAATTTTGATGAGTTTATTCAAACATGGGACGCTCTTTTTGAGAAAATAGTGTTAGAAAAGGGATCCTGGGAGACTCGGGAGCAATATAATATGTATGAAATGAGGACGTTTTAGTGTTAACAAAAATTGTAGTGAAGGGGCCCGCGCTCTCCCGCTCGGGATATGGCGAGCAAACACGATTCGCTCTCCGCGCATTAAGATCGCGGGAAGATATATTCGATATTTATATCATCAATATTCGATGGGGAGGGACAGGCCATGTAGCCCAGACTACTGAGGAGACTACCTGGATTCACGGCCTTCTTGCCAAAACAGCAACATATCTTCAGCAGACTCAAGGGCAGCCAGGTTTTGATATCTCGGTACAAGTCACCATTCCTTTAGAGTTCGAAAAAATGGCTATATCCAATATTGGCTATACGGCGGGTATTGAGTGTAATAAAATTTCTCCCAAATGGATTGAAAAGACCAACGAAACAGTAGATAAGATTATTACTATCTCCGAACATTCCCAAAACGTGTTTAAAAATACACAATATGATGCTCTCAATCAAGCAACAGGTGAGACTGTAAAGGGATGGTCGGTTAAGGTTCCAGTCGAAGTGGTGGGATATCCAGTTCGCGAGATAGAGTCTCAGCCAATAGATGTAGAATTCTCCACGTCAAAGAATTTTATGGTTGTGTCACAATGGGGCCCGCGGAAAAATCTTGATAACACCATTCGCTGGTTCGTCGAAGAGTTTCAGGATGATCCTGATGTAGGATTGGTTTTAAAGACAAATACCATGAATGATAGCATCCTTGATCGCGAGAAAACGATTACCCGTCTTAAAAGTTTGTTGAACGAGGAAAAACAGTGGGGTGTAGAGAATCGCCAATGTAAGATTTATTTACTCCATGGGGAATTAACGGAAGGACAATTGGCGTGGCTCTATCAGCATCCCACAATGCAAGGCTTAATTAATATTGCTCATGGTGAAGGTTTCGGATTGCCCCTTTTCGAGGCTGCCTATAATAGCTTACCTCTTATTACCGTGACATGGGGAGGCCAGTTGGATTTCATTTGTAAGACCAACAAAAAAGGCAAAAGGGTGCCTTATGTAGTCCCGGTGGATTATAGTATCGCCCCGGTACAAAAAAGTGCTATTTGGCCTGGAGTCATCGAAGAAAATACCATGTGGGCTTATGCGCGGGAGGCATCCTATAAACGTGCCCTCCGCGAGACGATTACGCGGCAAAAACATCATCGACAGCGAGCCAGGGCCCTTAAAAAAGAAATCGTTGCTAATTTTAAAGAAGATGAACTATTGGAGAGGTTCGTTTCTTATGTGCACAAAGAGCCCGACACTGAAGTGGTAGAGTGGTTAAAAAAGATCGAAGAAATTTCTGAACTCTAGGGGGCTCCAAACTTATGAAGGTAATCTTCTTACAAGATTTTTTTGCCCACCAACATCTCGGAGGGGCTGAGCTTCATGATCAGGTAGTTATAGATTATTTTGAAAGCAAAGATAAATTATTTGATAAAATAAATACATTTAATGTAACTCCTCAATATGTCTTGGATAATACCGATAAAGCTTGGTTTATCAGTAATTTTGTTGGCTTGAAAAATGTCTGTAAAGCTCTGATAGCCAAATATTGTAAATATTTAATATATGAACACGATTATAAATTTTTAAAAAATCGTAATCCCATCGGTTATCCCAATTTTCTTGCCCCCGATGAAGGACATAAATGCAATTTTACCTTTTATCAAAATGCCGTAAGTGTTATGTGCTTAAGCAAAATGCATCGCCAAATCTTTGAAGCCAACTTGGGTCTAAAGAATATCGATAATATTAACTGCAGTATGTGGAACGACGCCGATTTGGATTTATTAAAGTCTCTTAATTCGATACCCAAAAAGGAGAAATTTGCTGTTATTGATTCTCCTAATGCGATCAAAAAAACGCCCCAAACAGTGGAGTTCTGTAAAAAAGCCAATCTTCCTTTTGATTTAATCAAAGCCCCTACTCATCATGAGTTTTTGCGGATTCTAGCAGAGTATAAGGGGCTTGTATTCCAGACAGGACATCCAGAACCTACTCCTCGCGTTGCAGTTGAAGCGAAAATGCTTAATTGTAAGTTTCTCTCCCAAAAAGAAGTAATCGGAGTGGCCCACGAGGAGTGGTTTCATCTTAATGGAGACGAATTAATTGAAGAAGTCCGAACAATGCGAGATGTAGCATGTAAAAAGTTAGAGGGATTGTTGCTATGAGGTATAATTTATTAACAGTCATTAACGAAGGGTACGCACAATTTGGAAAACTGTTTCTTAACTCGCTGTTTGAGCATATTAATCTTTCAAATGTAGAAAAGATTTACGTTTATGACACAGGACTTCAGTCGGAAACTGTTGAATACTTTAATTATTTCCCCAAAGTTGAGGTAGTAACTACAGGGGCAGACTTTAAGTCGTCGCAAATTCACGATAGCGGCTGGAAAGCTAATACCTACTCTAAAACCAAATACTTGCTGGGTTGTTTAGAGGCCACAGGGTTGCCCACTTTGATGATAGATTCCGATTGTATTTTTGTGGCCCCTTTTGAGCAGCTTATCGATAAGGACGCGGATGTGGTGGCATGTAGCCGAACCCGACCGGGATTCTCACGTCACATTGGTTCCTTTTTCGGCGCTATAAATGTTGAAAAAGCCCAACAGTTTCTACACAAGTGGATAGCCAACATTGAGCGCCTGCAGGAAACAACGGACTTGAAGCACTGTGAGAGCCCGGCGCTCTCCAAAACTATAGAGGAAGAGCAGTTCATGGTGCAAGAGCTTCCTGAACAAGCTATATCGGCTGTATTCCCCGATGCCTCTTCTTTGATCTATCATTTAAAGTCTGATCACTATGCTGTTAGTATAGAACAGAGATTATCACTCCCCCACGCAGCGCCCTTTTGCCAGAGGTATTTCTAGTGTCTCTTTCGGTTATTATCACCACTTACAATCGAAGCGACGTTTTGAAGCTTAATTTAGATTGTTTTAAGAAACAAACTGATATGGATTTTGAAGTGGTTGTCGCCATTGACGGAGGAACGGACAATACAGTTGAAATGTTAGCTTCTTATCAAGCGCCTTTCCCCATCAAATGGATCGACACCTTGGAACACGAGAAATATTGTTTGGCAAAGGCACGCAATATGGGGATTGTAGAGACCACACGGCCCATTATAGCCATCTTGGACGACGACTCCTTCCCGGTGCCCGGATATGTGGCCGCACACAAAGCATCAGCCACACGGGGCGTCCTTACTGGGGGCTATAGGAATTCCCATGACCCCAAAGATTCGCTTCATCCTAAAATGAAGCACACGCTATTAAAATATGGCATCCGAAAACTCCACCCTATCACCGAACGCCTGGTAGAGAACAATACTTCGATGTATCGAAAAGACTGGCTAGGATGTGGGATGTTCTCCGAAAGATTTGAGGGATATGGTGGGTGTGGTCAAGAGCTTATCGCTCGACTTGCACATCAAGGATTCCAGTATCAATTTAATCCAGAAGCTATGATATATCATCACCGCGAATTTGAAGGGGATAATGGTCTCACACGTGAAATGAAGGATGCCCAAGCTGTGGAAATGGCACAGATGATTCATAAGCATTGTTGGAGTTATTGAGATGCCCGGAAAGGAAAAAGAGAAAAAGTATGAGTAAATATCTTGTAACAGGAGGGGCTGGTTTTATCGGCTCCCATTTATGTGAGCGTTTGGTGAAAGAGGGCCACGATGTTGTCTGCTTAGACAATTTCTATAATGGTAATCTTAATAATATCCGAGGCCTCTTTAATAATAAAAATTTCTATTTTGTGGAGGATAGTATTTTAAATGTCAATCGTCTCAAAGAATTAACCGGGGATTGTGACCATATTTTCCATTTAGCTGCACAAATTCATGTTGAAAAATCTATCATTCGCCCCGACGAAACACTCAAAATTAATTTAACGGGGACCAAAAATCTCCTTGATTTGTGCACTCAAAATCGTAAACTGTCCATGACAATGGCTTCTTCGGCGGAGGTTTATGGAGAATCCCCAGGAGAGCACACAGAACGCTCTCCGGTCAATCCTCAATCTCCTTATGCAGCATCTAAGGTAGCAGCCGAATCATTGTGTGTTGCTTACCACCATACGTATCGCACAGATGTTCGCGTAGTTCGTAACTTTAACACTTTTGGTCCTAGACAGAAATCCTCCGGTTATGGATCGGTGATCGCCATCTTTGTCCGCCGCGCCTTGGATGGAAAGCCTCTTATTGTTTATGGCGACGGGGATCAGACGCGCGACTATCAATATATTGAGGATGCGGTCAATGGCTATGTGGTTGCACGGAACATACCATCTGGTGAAATTGTTAATACCGGGTTTGGTCAAGATCATACTATTAACGCTATTGCTCAAGAAATTATTGACATTTCCAAATCAAGCTCTACAATAGTTCATATGGACCCGCGCCCTGGTGAGGTGAAAAAGCTCTTGAGCAATGTAGACAAAATCAAGAACTATGGTCACGTAAACGCCTTTTCTCTGCGCAGCGGCCTAGAAAAATATATTAAGTGGGTGAGCAAGTATGATCTTGATAGTTTGGGGGTTATGAAATGAGCCTCAAGGGATGTATTAATATTCTATCGTCACGAAACAAGTGTCTTCCTATTTGCTTGGATTCGCTATGGCAGAAATGGAATTATCGATACGATTATCCTGTGTATGTACATTATTTTGACGATATTTACGATTCCGAGAAATATCGACAACTTATTTGGACAAATATTAGCACAAATATTCATTTTCGTTCCATACCCTATGAAACACCCCCCTTTTTGAAGGAGGATGAGCTTTTTTATAATCGACACGAGTTATGGTATGTCCGCAATCGTTTTCCTATTCAACGAAAAGGATATCTTCATATGTGTCACTATTTTAACAACCTCTATAAGTACCCGAACACCGAGTTGCACAAATATGACTATATCATGACTATTGATGATGAAGCTCGGTTCACTAAAGAAGTTCCCTACGATTTCTTTGAAGTAATGGCGAACCAGGAAAAAGCTGCCGGCGCCCTAAAGGTTACATATACTAAAGATAAGCCCCCTACACAAGGAAACTTTGATTGTCGGGTCGGCTTATGGGACTACCTGAAGGCCTACCTGCTCCGGCACGATATTACACCCCAAGCCCAGTTTATTCAAGATTTGTTAACCGATCCTGAAGCAGATAAAAATTTTCATAACTTTACGTACGCAGACTCGTATGTGTTTAAAACTAGTTTGTTCAAAACTCCTGAATGGATCCAGTGGAATCACGACCTTAACGAGTCGGGAGGGATCTATAAGTATAGGTGGGGAGACCATATCTTGAATAGTCTTTTCTTTCTCATACATTATGGATATACTGTTTACGACTTTAAAACAGTTGTTGAAGGATACCATGACCAGGGCGCCTTAAGACATATCCAAGAATATGCCCCGGGCGTTAAAAATATGAGGAAATAAGCTAATGAACAAAGAAGAATTGATGAAAAGATTTACCACCCCGGACGAAGGTGGGCTTAACCTAATGACTCCTCTCACTGTTTCTAAAGAAAAAAAAGTTCTTTATTTGCACGTAGCCAAAACAGGAGGGTCCTCCATTGTAAGACTTCTAAAAAATAATGGCTTGGATGATGGAGTCTTGTCCAACAAGCGCGCCCCACTAGATGAGAAGATTAAATATTTTAAAGAGGTGGCAGAAAATTGGGATGATTATTATAAGTTTACTTTTGTGCGCAACAAATATGATCTATTGATTTCATTATATAATTACGATCGCCAACTCAACGGCCGCTGGTCGTTAGATACTAATGTTAGTTTTGAAGACTTTATTACCACCCATGTTGGAGGCAAAGAGACCCTCACACAGAGAATCCAATATAATCAATTGATTGATCAATATTATCTTACTCATTTAGAGGATCGGCCGCTGTTTGACTTCGTTGGTCAGTATGCTACCTATACAGAGGATCTCAATAAAGTCTGCGCGCATCTAGAAATTGTCAATACCGAAATCCGCGTTAACGAGGGGAATTATAACCGAGATAAGAAATCTGAATATTATACTGATGAACTTAAAAGAGACTTGCGTACTAAGTTTCCCAAAGAATTTGCATATTTTGGGTGGCAATAATGGGAGATCAGGACCACAAGGTGTGCCCATAGTATGAAAGTTCTATTTATAGACCCAGGCGCCCATTCCCCCAAAAGCCAAACCTATCAACACTATAATTATTTGTTTGATCAGTTTGCGCAATTGGCGACGTGCTATCACTATGGCGATTCTAACCTCGGGTCTATTTCGGACGCTTTAAGTCTTTGTCCGGAGAAGCCAGATCTCATTTATTTTGGAATGGGATGGTTTGCTCTGAAGGAGGAGGCCTTCGTTAAGAACATGGGTCTAGATCAAACAGATATCCCATCGATGGGATATTTGTTTAAGCCTCAAAACCTCCTAGAGGAGAAGCTCGGCTTCCTCAAACGGAACAGGTTCACACAGATTGTGACGTCAGTTCCCTTAACAGAGCAGTACTCTGCAGCTACAGGAATTTCATGTCGTCTTTTGCCTCAAGCAGCCGACCCAGCGGTCTTTTATGACCGCCAAGAGCCAAAGGTATACGACGTAGGATTCAGCGGCGCCCTTCATGATAATAAGTTGTATGTTGAGGGCGCTTTTAAAACAGTGAATATCCGTTCGCGTCTCCAAAATCTCCTCAAAGAAGAAAAAGATATTACGACCTTTTTAAATGGTTCCGACGCAATAGCCCCCCGTATCCCCAGTTATGACGAGTACGCTCGCAAGATTCATCAGTGTCGTATGTGGCTAGCTACACCAGCACCGTTTGAAGAGGTCACTGGCCGCTATTATGAGATTGGGATGTCCAAAACTTTATTATTATGTAGCGAAATTAAAGAAGAGTATAAAAATGATCTTCAAGATGGTGTAAACTGTGTAGAGTTCAAGGATGATTTGAGTGATTTCTTGGAGAAGTTTTATTACTACTTAAATAACTGGGAAGAGTCTGAAAAGATCATTCAAACAGCTCACGATGATTTTCACCAGAAGCATACATGGGAAAATCGTGCAAAATTATTGTACTCTTATATGGAAGAATTGATAGATGAATAAGAAGAAGACAGAGAGTATCCGGTTATTTAGTTATACTTCATCGGGTACTCGCTTTTTGCAAAGACTCCTCGGAGCCGCGCGGGTGTCCATAGACACGCGTGGGCCCACCCATGCACCTTATGAGTTTCAACAACATTCTCTCTTTCCTCTGAGAAGTGAGGATAAGCCACTCCTGATATATGGGGATCCCCGTTATACATTTATTTCGCTGATGAGTAAGTCCGCTCCGGCAATCACCGATGACGGCAGCCCGGACCTCCACGCGTCCATCCACTCGGCCTCCGAACTTCCCATCGGGAACCTCATGGCCGTCGGCCAGAAGGGACTTCAGGATGTAGTAACTCGTCGCGCGAAGGGAATGTCTCATTTGAGAATTTGCCCTTCTTTAATTGCAAAATTCGAGCGTACGCCATTCGACGCAGGTACTCCCACACCGAATTTCTTTCGGCTCTGGTCCCAGTTCGACGGGCTGCATGTGTTTTTTAGATCCTGGTTAATGTCTCAGCGCCGGCCTTGTGATATAGGTTTCTTAAAATATGAGTCGATGACGTCAGCGGCTACCATTCATCAACTAGGAAAATTTTTGGAGTGGGATAACACATTAGCGGAAGCCGTACATCGTCTTATCGAGCTTGAATGGAAACCCAGGAAAAGCAACCTTGACCATCTAGATAACGAAAAGCAGCAATTTTTAAATACCCACTTTGAGGATTTACTAGAGATACAGGACCAGTTGCCCCCTTTTTATATTTTGGAGAAAAACAATGGATAATATTGGTGTTATAGGGATTGGTAAATTAGGGCTGTGTTTTAGCTTAAGCTTAGACCGCGCTGGCTATCGTGTGGTGGGAGTAGACATCGACGAGTCATATGTTAAAAGCATCAATGACAAAAGTTTTAATAGTTCGGAGGCGCGAGTAAATAACCGACTTGCCGCGAGCAAGAACTTCGAAGCCACTACAGATTTGGATAAAGCTCTTGCCCACTCCAATATCGTGTTTGTGATTGTGGCGACCCCCTCTCTCGTGAATGGCCGATACGATCATTCACAGATTGAAGGGCTGGTGGACAACTTGATGCAACGGGGTCCCCAAAACGAAACCAAGCATTTAGTAATGAACTGCACAACTATGCCGGGATATTGTGAAGAACTTGGGAAGAGACTTGAGGAGTACAATTGGACAGTCACTTACAACCCAGAATTCATTGCCCAAGGAACGATTATCCGCGACCAAGAAAATCCCGACATGATATTGATCGGAGAGGCCAACCCAATGGTTGGTAACCTCCTCGAAGAGCTTTACGAGCGCATGACTGACAATAATCCGCGCGTGTGCCGCATGAGTCCCACAGAGGCTGAGATCACAAAGATTTCTCTTAACTGTTTTTTGACGACCAAGATTGCGTATACCAACATGGTTGGCGACATTGTTAAGAAAGCAGGCGGATCACCACAGGTAGTTCTTGATGCCATCGGCGCAGATAGCCGGGTCGGTAAGAAGCTCACGCGTTATGGTTTTGGTTATGGTGGTCCATGCTTCCCGCGCGATAATCGGGCGTTAGGAATATTTGCATCTGATATCAATGTGGCTGCTGACATCTCTGTGGCCACCGATGAGATGAACAAGAAACACCTGCAGTTTCAGCTGAAGGACTATATTAAGAACAACCCAGCCCCCGAAGGAGCTGTGGTGGCTTTTGGGCGTCATGATAAAACCGCGTATAGTGAAAAAATTGCTGTGTGGTTTGAATCCGTCACATATAAAGAAGGATCAACCATGATCGAGGAGTCGCAGCAGCTGGAGTTTGCTGTAGGTCTTGCCTATGGGGGATATGAGGTGTTGATATCCGATGTACAAGAAGTGATTGAAACTGTTCAGGCCCTTTATGGTGACCTGTTCTTATACGAAGTAAGGCGCCCGTAAGGACATGGAAAATTTATTAGATTTTATTGGCTACCATGATAAGTGGCACGGCACAGTTCAAAACAGCCGTACGCCCTATGATTACAACCAGAATGATCACTTAATTCGCGAGATCTTCCGTCGAATGGGGATAAAGGAAGGGGTGTGTGTGGAATTTGGTGCATGGGATGGTCTCTATAATTCCAACACCAAAAATCTTATAGACGAAGGATGGTACTCCGTTCAAATCGAGCCACACGATGGCAAATATCAGGAACTATGCCGCACCTATGGAAACCATGACCGCGTAATTTGTTTAAATAAATTCATTAATACAAGTGATAGCTTATTTGATGACGTCGTAAGTCCTCCTATAATTCCTCACGATCGCCATATTGACTTCTGTTCTGTCGATATCGACGGCCTAGACGTTGAAGTTTTTGAGACCTTTGAAAAAAACCTTCCCAGTGTAGTATGCATTGAAGGCGGTCAGATGCTCCACCCTTTGCACCCCCGCGTCCCGCCCAAGATAGCCCAGAACAATATCCAACAAAGCTTAACCACCATGAATGAAGTTTTCTTGCGCAAGGGATATCGAGTGGTTTGCTCCTATCAGGACAGTTTTTTTGTGAAGGAAGAGTTTTATCACCTTTTTGACGTGAGTGAAAATGTGTTGAATTTATATCTGGATGGTCTTGAGGCTTTCCCGAAGATACCATGGATACAAAAGAAGTTAGAGGAAGTGGGCCTTTCGAATGCGATTTTAGACGCCATCGCGGCCCCTTTGTCGGCTCCTATATTGGAGTTTGTGAAGCGGAGGGGAACCAAGGCTCACAAAATGGCTTGGGTGGACCAAAATTATGATAGTATTTTATCCACCATTACTAGCTTACGTGAGCCCGAGACGCACTAATGCAGAGCGTAATGAAACATTATGGGCCCAAGTTTGACGTGTTCAAGCGGATTGTAGGCAAGGATAATCCAGTTATTGTGGAAATCGGTGCACATTTCGGAGAAGATTCTCTTCGCTTTCTCGAAACCTTTCCCGGGGTGGAACTACACTGTTTTGAGCCTGATCCGCGGTGTATTAAGACATTCCGGCGGTATGTTCAGGATCCGCGCGCTTTTTTATATGAAGTGGCCCTTTCGGACGTCGACGGAACAGCGAGCTTCTATCAAAGCTATCAAGCGACAGATGGTGGTGCACCCCCAGAGAAATACGACTGGATCGATCGTGCCCTTTATAACGAAGAAGAATTAAGTAATTCGGGGTCTTCGTCGTTGAAAAAAGGATATCACCTTAATAAAGAGGAAACGATTGAAGTCTCCACTCAACGATTTGATTCGTGGCTCCGCATGAAAGGGGGCCCCAAAGAAATTGATTTGGCGTGGATAGATGTACAAGGCGCCGAGAAGAATGTCCTCGACGGGATGGGTGCAGATCTTCGCCGCATTCGTCTTGTTTGGATTGAATATGGGGAGATGATGTATGAAGGTTCCATGACGCGAGAGGAAACCACCACTTATTTTGATATTAAAGGTTTCAGTCCTGTGCCACAACTGTCGAGCCCCGGCAACTCCGGCGATTTACTATTTTTGAGGAGAGAAAATGTATAAAGGTATCTTTATCCATGTTCCTAAGGCTGCTGGAACTAGTATGATGACAGCTTTTGAGCCCTATCAAGAGAGCGGACTTATTACCGAGAAGACAAGTATGATAAAAAATCCGATTCTTCCGCTTCCGCTCTTTGCCATGTTTGATTTTAAGATTTCACGCGCCCAGATTATGCGCCATGTCGTTGGATCTCATGCTTGGAATAATACTTTTAAGTTTTGTTTCGTGCGTAATCCGTGGGACCGCTATGTTTCTAACTGGCATTGGCTTACGCGCACCGGACAGCGAACTGGCTGGGCCGATCGTGGTTGGCAGGGACAAGACGGAGAAATTAGTTTTGAGGACTTTGTGCGCCAGATCGGGGCCGCTTATGAGATGCCTATTAGTGGATATCAGCACGATAAGTGGCACATGCGAAATCAAATTGAACACATTAGCGATCAGAGTGGTGCTTTAATGGTCGACTTTGTGGGCCGAGTAGAAAATATCCAAAAAGACTTTCAATTTGTCTGTGATAAGATAGGGGTGGGAGAGTTAGAATTACCACACCAGAATCACGTTGGATACCATCAGGGTAAGACTCGCACCCCAGAGCCTCACTATACTTCTCATTATACCCCCGATCTTGTCGAAATCGTCCGCGAGCGCTCACAGGCAGACATTGAAGCTTTTGGCTATGAGTTTGAAAAAGTGGACACATGACAGCACAGGTTACTACACAATTTACGAACGGCTTTGGGAATAACCTTTTTCAGTACTGCGCAGCGCGTTTGCTGGCTGAATATCACGACGCCACCGCGTACGCGGTTCCCCCCACGCCTGATTATTACGGAATCCCCGACCTAGAGGCACTGGGTATTGAATTTTGGCCCGGCCGACTGCCCACCATGCTTCAATCTGTTTCAGATGCTAATTATACAAAAATGTTTGACCCTATTTATAAAGGGGCCCACTTCCATCTTAATGGATATTTTGAAGATTATAGATTTTATATAAATCATATAGAAAAGATTAAGTCTTGGTTTCCTCTTCCAGTTGTCCGGGAAGATTCTGCCTTGGTTTTACATATGCGTACGGGTGACCGCCTCTTTATGAAAAATGAGTTTTATTCGAAGCCGCGCGTAGACAGCTATAAAAGAGCTATTGATCAGTTTGAGTTTAGTGAATTTCATATTGTAACCGATATGCCTACATGGGAGCTTGTGACACCGGAAGAGCTGCAAGCGATGAAATTTCATGTAAACACTCTCCCCGATGACCGCGTCCCCATCGAAGATTCTGTTAAATATTTTAATGAGCTTGTAGAGGGATTTGCTCCATATAATCCACAGGTTACGCGACGCACCGTAGGCGAAGATTTTAATTTTATCAGAAGTTTCAACAATATTTTGTTTGAACATGGTACACTATCCTGGTGGGCCGCGGCTTTAAGTGACGCCAAGAAGGTGGGAGTATATGGACCATGGCGCCCCTGGAAGGGTGCCAAAAACAAGAACTTAAGTCAGATACCACTATCTGGCTGGTTTAGATGGGACTAAAGAGATGGACTATATAAGGGGGAGTATTACAATTATAGCGTGGCTTCGGAACCGGGCCTTGGCAGCGTCCGCCGAGGGCTACGTTGTTGGGGTATCGGGGGGAATTGATTCGGCAGTAACGTCAACATTGTGCGCTTTAACGGGACTCAAACTAGTGGTGGTCGCTCTTCCTATTCACCAACCCCCCTCTCATGTAAGCCGCGCTGAAAAGCACATACAGTGGCTGAAAAACAACTTTGAGAATGTAACCTCTATGACCATAGACCTTAGCCAGCTTTATGAAACGTTCCAATCTTTAGATGTAGAGTTTTCTGATCTTGCCCTCGTAAACACGCGTTCTAGATTACGAATGACTCTTTTGTATTCTATAGCGAACACTCATAATTTATTAGTGGGAGGTACGGGTAATAAAATAGAAGATTATGGAATTGGGTTCTTTACCAAATATGGAGATGGCGGAGTGGATGTCAGCCCCATCGCTGATCTTTTAAAGAGTGAGGTGAGGCAATTAGCGAACCATTTGGGAATTAGTGGAGAGATAATCAGTGCCACTCCTACCGACGGCCTCTGGGAGGATGACAGGTCTGATGAGGAGCAAATTGGGGCAACATATGAAGAATTAGAGTGGGCTCTTGATTATTACGATCAGAATGGTCCTGATTTCGAAATGCTTTCGGAAAGACAACAGGAGGTTCTACAAATTTATGTAAGCAGGCACCTGGCCAGTCGCCATAAGTTGGAAGTACCTCCTGTATGTTATCTAGTAAAGGACACTCCGGATGACAGATAACGAGACAAATGCCCACTTGCGTTTTTGGCAAGAGTCGTGCAACTTTAAAGATTTTCAAAGGTGGTGCGGCACTCCGGAACCCTGGAAAGAGGAGTTGGGTGCACTGATTGTAGAGCTGGGCCTGAAATCAGTATTGGACATAGGCTGCGGTACAGGAAGCATGAAAGAGGTTCTAGATAATCGTGGGTATCCGTCGGATGCCAGATATCTGGGGACCGAAATAACCCCCAAGTTGATTAAATTCTGCGAACTTAAAAATATTCCTGTAGTCGATCGCGACCTTCGCGATCTTGGAAATTTTGCAGACGAAGAGTTTGACTGCATACTCTGTTTGGATGTTTTAAATCATCAAAAGGAAGACCCGCGCCTGTTGCTCCAGGAAATGTTGCGCGTAACGAATAAGCTCCTTATCGTGTCTTTTTTCCGGGACTTTTTGGCGGGTCATGATTGTGTTAACTTTGTTCATAAGCACGACAACTGTATATACGCAGAGTGGAGCAGAAAATACCTGGAGAATTTTTTAGATACCCTAGATGTTACGTACGAATGGGTGGAACGTAAAACGAGCGACGGTAAGCATTCCAAACCCGCTAGTTTATTTATTATGAAGGATTAAGATGAAGAGAATATTAGTCTGTGGCGCTGGAGGATTTATTGGCGGCGCTATGGCAAAAAGGTTAAAAGAAGAAGGTCATTGGGTACGTGCTGTCGATCTTAAATATCATGAGTTTTTTGACATCACCACGGTGATAGACGAATTTGTACAGGGCGACTTGCGCAATCCGGTAGTGTGCGATCGCGTGGTAACCGAGGATCTCGATGAGATATACCAATTTGCGGCAGATATGGGCGGCGCGGGATTCGTATTTACCGGCGAGAATGATGCTGACATCATGCACAATTCGGCAATGATTAATCTCAATATTGCCGAACAGTGTGTTAAAAAGAAGGTTAATCGAATCTTTTACTCTTCTTCGGCGTGCATGTATCCGGAACACAACCAAATGGATCCCGACAATCCCAACTGTACGGAAAATTCAGCCTATCCGGCCCAGCCGGATTCTGAATACGGATGGGAGAAATTATTCAGTGAGCGTTTATGGTTTGCTTTTGCTCGCAATTATGGCCTTACGATACGGGTAGCTCGTTATCATAATATTTTTGGCCCTCTGGGCACGTGGGACGGCGGCCGCGAGAAGGCTCCTGCCGCCTTCTGTAGAAAGGTCGCGAGAGCTCGTGAGGGCGCCGAGATTGAAGTTTGGGGGGATGGCCTACAAACTAGGTCCTTCCTCTACATTGATGAGTGTATAGAGGCCACCAGGCGCCTTATGGACCACCCTACATTTGAGGGCCCCGTGAACATCGGATCCGAAGAGATGATCGCCATCAATAAGTTTGCTGAGATGGCAATTGACATTTCCGGAAAGAGTCTTACAATTGATAATATTGATGGAGAACGCTTCAAAGCCAAATATGGATTCCCAACCCCGGTGGGCGTACGAGGGCGTAATTCCGACAATACTCTTATTCGTGAGAAGCTGGGATGGGATTATCAACAGGCTCTACGGTGTGGAATGGAAAAGACATATGCTTGGATTGCAGAGCAGGTAGAAAATGCATGAGTTAACCAAATTAGGGCGCAAATATGGTACCGACAAAGCGACAACTCACACTTTTACCGAGCGTGTTTATGGCCCCCTATTTGAGGAAATAAAAGAGAAGCCCATAAGCTTATTAGAGATAGGAGCCGGTAAAGTAGGTGGCTCGTCTAAGATGTGGAAAGAATATTTTACTCAAGGGGAGATTTATTGTATGGATCCCTTTTTTCTGCCCGACCAGGAGGTTACTCTTTCGGAGTTAGAGGGACTAGACATTCATGTTATTCGGGGCAATCAGTTACATCGCGAAGACCTTTTGCGGTGCGGTGAAGCATGTCTGACTGGATATGATTATATTATTGACGACGGCGCCCATATGCCCGACGCAATTCAGATTAGTTTGGGGACGCTTTTTCCCTTTTTAAATTCTGGGGGATTCTATATCGTCGAGGATCTTTCCACCGCGTCTCGTCGCGGCCATAATTGGGAGGAGACTAACGTTAATTTGGATAAACTGGATTCTAAAGGATTAATGAAGGCGCGCCATGTTCAAGAACACACTCTGGAAGAGGCGTTTACTGTCCTGGACCGCGCCAAGCAGTGGTTATCGAAGACGCTGACCCCGACAGAATGTGCCTACCTGGTAGAAAATATTCAGGATTGGACCATTCTCGATGACGGCGGCCGCAAAAACAATATTTGTATTATTAAAAAGAAATAAGGAGGTAATAATATGGCTAAATGCTTAGTAACAGGACATAAAGGATATATTGGCTCTCGCCTTTACGGCGAATTGATTGCTCAAGGTCATGAAGTGATGGGAATAGATTTAAAGGATATCGTTTCTCATGATGTTATCACATCTTTGGCGGAAGGAACTGACGGCTCATTTCATCCCCATTATATTAACTTTGAGCCCGAGTATGTTTTTCATTTAGCTTGTTGGCCACGGATAGGCTTGTGTTTAGAAAGTCCTGTGGAGACCATGTACAACAATGTAATGGCCGGCTCGGTTCTTTTAAATTTCGCTCGCAAATGTAAGTCGGTTAAAAGAGTAATTTATTCTTCGTCATCGTCGGTGATGGGGAACGGTGATGGTCCGACAAACCCCTATGCACTACAAAAGCTAATTACCGAGAAAGAGTGCGGCATATATTCCGAGGTATATGGGCTAGATACGGTATGTTTAAGATATTTCAACGTGTATTCAGAAGACCAGCGCGCTGACGGACCGTACGCTACAGCAGTCGCGAATTGGCGCCGCGCCATTTTGGAGGGCGACACTCCGTTTATTACAGGCGATGGCGAACAGCGACGTGATATGATTCACGTTAGTGACGTAGTAGCTGCGAATATTCATTGTATGGAATATAATGACCGCTTTGATGGGGCTGTTTTTGATGTAGGAACGGGAGAGAACATTTCTCTTAATGAAGTAAGAGAGATAGTTCAAGTATATCATGATGTAGAGTTTGATTATGTGGCCGAACGCCCCGGAGAGGTGGCGACAACCCGTGCTAATACAGAGTCATTGTCAAAGTATGGGTGGGATGCTGCAATTGATATTCCGGTCGGAATTCACCGGTGTTTTAATATTGAAGGAGGTCACCATGACTAAAGAAGTAATTGGCATAATCGGTCAAGGGTTTGTGGGAACAGCTATTCGTGAAGGTATGAAGAATCATTTTACTATTGAAACGTATGATAAGTTTAAAGCCAATGTATCTACATGTTCATCTCTAGAGGATGTCTGTGCGAAAGCCCATATTGTTTTCACATGTCTTCCTACGCCGATGAAACGAGATGGATCTTGCGATTTATCGATTTTGGAGGGGGCTGTACGCGCCATTAATTCCTTTGATTTAGGAAATATCGTGGTCATTAAATCAACAGTGGTACCGGGTACGACCGCGCGACTTAATGAGGAGTGCGCCAATGTTGACATTGTTTTTAATCCAGAATTTCTCACGGAAGCCAATTATATTGATGATTTTAAAAATCAAAATAGGATTATTATTGGAGGCCCTCGTCCCGCCACCACCATCATTAAAAATATGTTCCGTAAAGTATTTCAGAAAACCCCTATCGTGAAAACAGGATCCAACACAGCCGAATCAGTAAAATATTTCATTAATTGTTTTTTGGCGACCAAGGTAAGTTTTGCGAATGAGTTTAAACAGATTTGTGAGCCAATCGGGGTGGATTATGATAAGGTGGTAGAGTATGCTTTATATGATCAACGGATCGGCCCAACGCATCTTTCGACTCCGGGCCCAGACGGCCTCAAAGGTTTCGGGGGCTCATGTTTTCCTAAAGACTTAAATGCATTACTATATTTTGCTAGAATGAACGAACTAAATCCTACAGTTCTGCAAGGAGTGTGGGAAAAAAATCTTGAAGTTAGGCCCGAGAAAGACTGGGAACTTCTTAAAGGAAGAGCAGTCTCAGAAGAATAAGGAGAAAAAAATGAAATTATCTAACCAAGCAGTTGGCGCCCTGATGATGGCGCTTCAAAAATCTCTAATGGAACAGAGCGATATAGTGCCAGTTCTACAGGAGATGAATTTTCAGGTTGACCCTGAAGATGCCAGCCAGTCAGTGCTGGTGGTGACAAATCCTCCGGTGGTTTCACTCGAAGGAGTCACACTAGAAGACAATGAAGAACATCTAACCATGGAGGAAAATTAAGATGGCAACCACACGAAAGACACAGAAGAAAACTAAAGGGAGCAGCGCCCCCGGAGGGCAGAGTATGGGCCGCGGCGCGGTCCGTGATCTTGTAGAAGAGGTCTTACGCGGCGCACTACGCACGCAGGCGCGGGAATTAGAAAAACATCTCAATGATATTGATACGCGATTGACGGCCCTAGAGAAACGGTAGGGTGCCTCGATACGAATATCGATGCACTTCGTGCGACGCCCTCAGTGTACTTTTTCATCTCTCTGAAGAAAAAGCACCGCCATGTCCTCACTGCGAGAACGAGGGAACTCTTGTTAAGTCGTTAACTACTTTTACTACGTCGCGCCGTTCTAAACCGACGACGCGTGTGGGCACCGTTACGGAAGAGTTCATCCAAGACGCGCGTGAAGACCTTAAACAACATCGTAGTGATCTAGATAAGGAGCGATAATGTTAACCTATAGTCTATTAGTACTTTCTTTCGTTCTTAATATCTTTTTATTGTGGTATGCACTAAAGTTACTCAAGAAATTTTATTTTATATCTGGTGCATTAGCAGATCTTTTTTTAACCACAAAGGCATTTCGAGTTTTTGTGAGCTCTCTTTATAGTATGGATAGTTTTCGTGGGGAGCCCATTATCCAAGAACTCTTGCAGCGCATTAGAGAAGTAAATTTAGAGGTAGAAGAATTTCGGGACATATTTCAATATACTTTAGACACAGAATTAGAGGAGGAGCTTAATGTCGCGGACGAAGAAGCGCAAGAAGTCAACTAAAAATTATTATTTTACACAAGTTCATGAAGATGCAATAGTAAAATACGCAAACACTGACGATAGGGAGCTAAGATCCAAGTTATATATTGAATATATTCAGCCGGCTTTTGACCAGATGGTTGATAAAATTATATATACGTATCGTTTTACAACTCTTCCTAATATAGATTATTTAAAATCAGACTGCAAAGTGTGGCTTACTACAATTTTAAATAAATATGATCCTTCGAAGGGATCGAAAGCTTTTTCCTATTTTTCGGTTGTTACAAAGAATTGGTTCATTCATAAGGTTAAAAGAACCCAAAAAAGGAACCAAACAGAGATATTTATGGAGGATATCTTAAACGAGCTTGATGAAAACCTGGTCTCGCGAGAAGCAACCTATCTGCAGCAGCGATCAGAGATGGAGTTTTGGAACTCTTTGGACAAGGAGATCCATACTTGGGATGCTTTTATGCTTAAAGAAAATGAGAAAAAGGTTCTTATGGCGGTTCGTATTTTGTTGGACTCGGCGGATACAATCGAAATTTTTAATAAAAAAGCTATTTATTTATACTTGAGGGAGATCACCGGCCTTAATACAAAACAGGTTGTAAATAACCTTAATAAATTGAGAAAACGATATAGGGCTTTTAAGGAAAAATGGGAAAACGGCGAAATCTAAATTTAGATGAGTATATAGAAGAAACGACCACCAATATCCGCGAGGACCGGGCGATGGCAAAGTCGTTGCTAATGGATGCACTTAATGATATGAAGTTATCAGATTCTTCGCGACGCGAATTGGGACCCATCGCCGCGAAGTATATAGAGAATCTACAACGATCCAACGAACAGTTGGTTAAGCTAGCGGCTCTCCTTCAAAAACAAACATCTCACCAATTCGGCCTAACATCTGATGATAAAGAACAATTATTCGATCTTTTAAACGAAGGATCAGAGGAGGATACGAACAGTGGCTAATCCGTTAACACTAGCAAACTTAAACCAGGGAACCCTAAACAACGTAGGTGACTCCAGTGATCGAGGTACGACAGGCGATCCGCGACGTACTACTAATCTCCGCTCCCTTCGCCGCACAACTCAAGATGCCTATGCTCCTAATGCTCTCGGCCATCGCAATAGTTATAATGGAATTGTGGTAGCCTCTTATGACAGCACCGCCCCTGGTCCCACAAACATCGGCGCCCGCATGGAGCAATATACGGATAATCTTACAGCGAATGATCACCTCAACCGCTACCGCGCGGCCGGTGCGGCCCATGAGCAAGAGGGCGCCCAAGAAGCCGCGACCGAAGCCGCCGGGGACTTCGTGAGCATGACGCAGAAAGAAATGAGCTTAAGATACATATATAAGGTGTTCATCCCTGAGCTTGACCCTCGCCCAGTCCCCGGCTTTGGAAACATCAAGGATCCCGTTACACTGTCGCTTCCCGAAGTTCAGGCCGACATACCTGGCGGCATGGGTGCCATAGCTAACGGGACTCTCGTGGTTGTAACTTATGAAAATGCTGAAAATCTGTATAACCCTCGTATTACTCGAATCCTCAAAGAAGGAATTCAAATTCAGGATGAGCCCTTTTCTAAACGGGTGGGGGGAGGGTCCGGCGGCGGCGGACTTGCCGCAGGAAGCGGAAATTATGGTAGCCCATCTGGGAATTCCGCCGGGATGCCGGTGGGTGGTGAGACTCTTATAACTTATGATCCCAACAATTATGACCCGGAACAGGAAGTCCGGGATTATAAGGGCCGACTTGTACCAGTCACGGAAGCAGAATGTTTGACTCGCGATAAAGAACATCATATCGGCAAAAAATGGGGCCTCCTGAGCCAGAAGGGCTCCGTAAAGGTTGCAAAGTTCCCCGGCGATGAGTATCTTCCCGCAATGAGAAATGTACATCAGGATCTGATTAATCGACTGCGCCAAGCTGCTAAAAATATACGCAAGAATGGCGGTCAATATGCTAATTTTAAATTTAAGCCCTTCGGCGATAGTGGCCGAACGTTTGCGGGCCAACGAAAAGCTTATTTAGTAAAAGGGGTCCCGGGCCCAGCAACTAAAGTGATCCGCCCCGGCAAGTTCGATTCGAGGGGGAGGCAACTGTACAGTTGCCCCGGCCCGGGCTGCAAATGGGGGAGGAAAAAAAAATCCAAGCATTGGCGATACGACCCTGCGACGTGGGGCACAGGTAAGGAGAAGGCACTCAAAGGGGAAGGTACCTACAGTACGAAGAAGGACTATCATGGCCGAGCCCTGTTCCCAGGTGAATCCTCCGTAGCTCACCCGTGTAATGGTTTTCATACAGAAGGACAGGCCGTCGATTTAAACCAAGGCCAAATAAAAGCCGATGTTTTAGCCCATGGCCCAATTTATCAGGGTTTATATGATGCGGGGATGCGCCGGCTGTTCCGCGAGTTCTGGCACTGGGGCGTTGGCCCGACAAATCCCGGCAAAACGGGCCCCCCCAAGACCACCCTCAAGGCGCCGTACCTTAACAAGGAGATTAGAAACCACCACAGAGATCATGTTTTCGCAGCCACGGGTGTCAGCCCGGGAGACACTTTCCGTTCCACCGACAAGGCCAGGGCCCGGTACGACCGCGAGATGGCCTGGACATAGACCTAGAAGGAGTTTAGGAAATAACAAATGGGAAAAACTACACGCGCAATTAATCTTAGCAAACTGCCACCCACCACTCGTGCTTTTTATGATGGGCTCGATGCGGTAGGCAAGGCACACTTTTTTGGATTCGGCGATGGCTCGCGCTCAGATTTCGATGTGCCCGATTATATTACTACAAACGTAGAGGACGTAAGAAGCAAAGGGAACTCTTTCATAGTATTGGGCCTTGACCGCCCTAATAATATTTTATCTGGCTTTGGAGGTCAGCGCAATAGTCATTGCGCGGCGATCGATATTGTAGCGGGCCGTTTGGGCAACCTGGCAGCTAAACAAGATGGCGCCGGCAAACTTAATTTGGTGGATCCGAATTTTAAATTAGACGCAGCCCGGATATATCTTTCTCAAAGATCTAATCCCGATTATCATTTTGGACTTGCTGCAGGCACCGTCGGAAACACAACTTTGAAAAGCCCGCGAAGTACGGTGGCCATGAAAGCTGATACTTTACGTTTTATCGCAAGAGAGAACATTAAACTTGTTACGAAAACAGATCGTAAGAATTCTCAAGGAGGGGACCTCACTGATCTGGATAAGTCGTTATTCGGGATTAATCTGATAGCCATGAACGATGACCGACCGGGCGCCCTACAACCACTTGTTAAAGGAAACAATCTTAATGAGTGCCTAAAAGAAATCGTGGCGTCTATCCATACCCTCCGCGGGCTGTTTAAAAATTTTGTTACATATGATAGAGAACTCACTCAAACACTTTTAACTCATAAACACTATTCTCCCTTTTTTGGAATTCCTACTTCACCCAGCTTGGATGAATTGGTGCCAAAGGGAGTAGAAGTATTGATTAATAAGATTACTAATGTTGAAGTCCAACTGGAAACTCACGGTACATCTTTAGTAGGAGTTCAGCAAAATTATCTAGAAGCACCGGGGGGGGCCGAAACGGTCGACATCGGGGGCGGGGGACAAAGTTTATTTATTTTAAGTAAGTACAACCACACCAATTAAGATAAGGTTGTTTAAGAGGGTAAACTAGGAAACATTATGAAACGATACAAGGGCGAAATATTTAATATTCCTTTTTATGAAGCCAAATCAGAGCTGTACCGAGTAAAATTACGTATTAAAAAAAATAAGCTTGACGATCCGGACAATACGGAACCAGGTGATTTTACGTCGGCCGACATGCAGTATATTAAAAAACGTGCTGTACGCCGGTTTGTAACGTATTTTTTCCCTGAATTTTATGCTTACTTGTATGATGAAACAGCTTTTGCATTAATGACTAATGCAGATATCACTGTTGCTGAAGAGCTCATCGAAGATCTAACGAAGCGTACGAACGTAGAGGGAGTGGGCAGTATGGGCGCCTACCCCGCTAAATGGCTTATGATTTGTACTGTTTTATACCCGGTACAGAAAAAACGGCAGCAGCTAATAGCTGCCGAAAAAATGCCTTCATATGAAGAAACATTAACATTTTTTAATACCCAACAAGGCAATACCGGAATGTCGTCAGCAAGTACATTTGATGTAGCGCATTTGGGGAAAACAAATAAATCTTTGAACGACGGCCTCAAGACCTATAATCAACAAATGCAGGGCTTTGAGGGTCAACTTAATATTAATGTAGATTTTAATATTTTGCAATTAAGCACAAACGCCGTTCTCAATAAGGCTATAACTATGTTGTCCAGGCAACTAAATGTGGGAAAACCTTCCTATGCTTTTAGTGAGGCCGACACCATCACTATTTCGTTTGGGACGCAATCCCGAGAGGGCGCCCCCGATCGTCTTGCAATTGTGCGCATGGATTATCTTCTTGTTGAAGACTCTCTCGGATCGCGACCAATGACTATAGGTTATATTTCTCAAATGAAATATAACAACAAACTACGCGATCCCCTCACGCTTGCTGTTCTCAAAAATTATGAGCTGATGCTTGAAGCTGTGAATACCAGCGGCCCATTGGGGATGGGTTCTAATAGTGGTTTTTCATTTATGGAATTTTTGACTCACCCCGAAGTGACTGGTTCTTTGGGGCAGATGGGTAGCATCTTCGACACTCCTCCCCCCAACCTCTTCAAAGAAGCAGAAAATCTTTTTATGGAGGCGGCCAAAGAATTTGAGCTTATCGATATAACCAACACCGAGGCACTCGAAAAAGGATTTAAAACTGCTTTTAACTCAGCTGAACTACGGTCTCTTAAGATAAGGGTGGCGGACAATCCGGAGGTTTTTGCTGCCGTGCAAGCGGCAAATGTGGAGAAGGCTTTGGATGCCGCCGTGGATATTTCCAAGAAGCTAGACAATATCTTACAGAACGGCCCCTTTGCGTTTGTTGAAAAAAATCCTGTAATTGACCGATTGTTTAGAGAACTGGGGATTGAAGAACTCGCTAAAGAAGCTGTGATGTGTTTAATGATGGGGCTTAATATCTCCATCAGCCGAGTAACACAAGCAGTCCAGAAATCCTTATCTGAAATTAAATCGTCGCTCTATTACCCCCCAACACTCCCCCGCACTTCGATTTCTAAGCCCAAGATTGATCCAGATCAGTTTCAACTTTTTTCGATTGGTCCAGAGATCTGGAAAGAAATTTTACAAATCGTTGTCGACACACTCCAGCAAGCTGCTATAGAAATAATTAAAAAGTTGGCCGAGATTCTGAAGTTTGAGTGTCCATTTACAAATCCACGTGCCCAAGATGAAGGCGCGCAAGATATTGTGGCGATGATAAACCCCATCAACCCCGGGCTGCTTGGGGGGCCAGGTTCCCCCCTGGATCAGATTGCGAACACCCGAGCAATCACTCCTGAAGAGTTGTCCATTTATTTAAGGGCCCTTTCTGGAATTCTTACATCAACCGAGATATGTATCTTGTTTCAGGCTAGCGAGCGCTCTAATATGTCTGGTCCTTTGATGGATAAAATGATTGAGTTTAATGAAGAATATCCTCACCCTTACATTCGTCATGAGCTTGTAAGTTGGTCGTCCATGACGGCATTCATAGCACAAGTATCTCAATATGTGGACGTTACCGAACTCTGTAATGAAATTGCCAATGAGGTATATGTGCTAAACAAAGAACGCATAGATATATGTTTGGCGCCCCGAGATCCTCTTACAGGAGATATGATAGAGTTGGTTGATATTTTCGAGAATGGACTCCAGCTTCAAATGCCTGAGATTAATCTGGATTGTCCGGACCGCGATAATTTTCTTAATGACCCCACTATCACGGTGGCAATTCCGGAAGTCTTTTCGACGTTGACTCACACTGTTGCAACACAGTTTAACGAATCTGTGGGCTCCGTTAAAAATATATTATTGGAGCCACGTATGGTGACTGGTACCGGCGGCTCCAATATTTTTTCTAATTTAGTCGATGCCGAAGTTGACACAAGTAGTCTTGGCGAATTGGATCCTAGATTTTTGGAGAATATTGTAAAGGTTCTCGACACGATCGCTTCCCTGGATCTTGAACAGTGTGAGATAGATTTATCCACCATTGCTGGATTTGATGTTGCGTCGGCTGCCGAATTTGCAGCAAATATTACTAACGTCATTGCTGGTGTTTTATCAGATCCGGAATTTTTAGATAGTATTGAAGGTGTCCGGGATCAACTGGAAAGCATGAAGCCCGAAGATATTGTAGCTGGAGGCCCCGGCGGCGGGGGCTTAACACCTTTTGCTTCCTATCGATTTAATGTAAACTATTTGAGAGAGTTTATCAATTATATTAATATAGGCGAGACGACCTATGCCAACGGGCGTGTTGCGATTCCCTTACATTTTGGCTCCAGCGTGGGGGACCCTCCCCCCGAAGAGGGCGAGTTCCAAGCCATGGAAGCCGACCTAACACAGTTCCAGCCCATTCATTTGAATTTTAGCTTTCCATTTCTGGCGCCATATAGTTTTGGTGTTCGGCCTCCTTCGATGGTTTCAGGAGCCGAAGTTAGCGGCGTCGGCCAAGTCGACCCCATTACGGGTATCCCAGTCGGCCCAGCCAGTTGTACCCGAACAGAACAATTTATAGCATCACTGATATATCGCGTGTTGATGATTAGTGTTGGCCAAGGATCGAGTTATGGTTTTGGGGAATATGCGGACAATCCCAATATTACAATACCCAATTTTGAAACTATATCCCCTCAAGCCTTTAAGGAGTTACGTTTTGCATCGCAGGCCACTCATACAATACCCTTAAAGAAACTAACTCCCGTTCTACTAGACGCAATTAAAGCATATTTTGCTATCTATGGGCCAGAACTTCTGAACGCCGGCATATATGTGATGATCAAAAGAGATTATGAAGAAGAGAATAATTGTGCTTTAACATTTTTGGGCCCCGACGCACTTGAAATTCAATATGTACAGTATGTTAATGAAGCGATAGAATCTTTTTCGCCTTCGGAACTTGAAACGAGCCGCAGCTATCTAGAATTGATATACCCGCGCGAGCTACCAGAGACTCCTAATTTAATTATGAATTTTCATTCGTCAGGGGACCTAATTCCCGAGGAATCTTTTTCTACATATATTAGTTCAAGTGCCACAGAACAGGCCTTTGAAACACCAACATTAAATGAACAGAATGTTTATTTGAAACCATTTGTAGACAAGTTTAAGTACGCTTTATTTGAGGCAGACCCCAGCAGGAACCCATCCCCACGCCCCACCGGGTCTGGAGACAAAGCTTCTCTTGGTTTGTCGGCATCCCAGAAGCGCGAGGTGGAGAGCAAACATTTTCCTATTGTGTATGCCCTTCTGGTAGATGGGATGTTTGATTATGTAGTTCGTAATGGAATATTCGACGCGGGGACACTGCAATCTTTAAGCCTGTTCCCGAATCCTGATTGTCCTCCGCATCAATCTGGCGACCTATTAGATATTAAAGGAATTTTTCAACAAATGCGTGAAGAATATGTGGAGGCCGCGTGTAGCAGAAATCGAGAAGGGATGCCCCTCCGCGTGATCGTTCGGGATATTATTAAATATGGACTGTATCTCTTGTTGTTCCAAACTCATGTGGCCGAGGTCGTCGTTAAAAATATTTTTGTTCTCTCTGCATTTAAGGTGGGGGAGATAATGCGGGACAAAGAGGGCTTTGTGTTCAAATATATTAAGAGTCAAATTAGGCTTTCAATTACGCGATTCCTCGATACTTTGGAAGCATCGGGAACGATAACCATGCGGGAAGATCTGGTCGCCTACTTCAATCGCAAGATTAGCCGCGACCTGGTATCAAATCAGGGGGGCATTACTTATGGAGATAATAGAATCGCCTTTCCTAATAATACTCTTTTTGCGAACCACTCATATCCAGCCACCCCCCCTGTATCCGAAGAAGAGAACGCGGCCGCGAATGCTCGTCAAGCTTCCGCCACCGGCACCGCCACTTTTGAGGACATTATAGACTATATGTTAGAGGATAGATTAATTATTGGTGGAACGGCCATTAATAATATATTGCGCTTCGCTCTTCCGGACAACGACCCGGTTTCTCTAAATGAAGCATTTTTGGCTAGTATCCCGACCTATACGGTGCCCGAAGATGGGCGTAATTTTGTTACGTCACGTGCTAAATCTATTTTTGGGGAAGAAGAAGGTGTGTATGAGGTGTTTTTCACGCGCAGACGCCAAACGGAGGGAGTACTTAGTCGCCCGCGCGCACGTATAAAGTTGTGGTATTACTACGGTGGAGAAGATCCTCGCGCTGTCAAGATATTCCAGTTAGCTGGTTCAATTACATCAGGAGACGAGCCGAAGGGACTTATTGATGCGTTGCGAGATGGCGATATTGTGGCCTCGGTGTCCTCGGGTCCTGGTCCGGGCGGATTTGACGACCCGCCCGCAGAGGGCCCAGGCGCCCCCGCTGGAGTTCCAGGGGTGGGAGTCTAATGGTTGACGTAAGCACTTTGTTACCTCTGTACGACTCGCCTCACTGGGAGCCTATTGCCGACGCACAGGGTCTGAGTTCTCGATGGCAGGCTTATAATCTGGTCCTTTATGGCGACACTGACCCCGGTGTAGACACAATGGATTACCGTGAAAATGTCGTCGGCGATAATCCCAGGGCCCTGAAGAAACGTCTGAAGTTATCGGGAGCGGAATCTGGCGACCCAGATCAGGTTTTGGACGGCAAGGTTGCTGATATTGGAGACGTTAACTTCGAGGTTGGAGTTAATCTACGCTCTACGTGGTTCTGGCGTCTTAAGGAGTCCAATAGAGTATTAAATTGGGCCCGGAATGTTGGTTTGACGTCGGAGGAGTGGGGGACCTCTACTTATCGACCTCGGACCGAGCTTGATTCATGGAGTAAAACTGATTTTCTCTCATATAACCGCGGCTCCCGGCCTGACCTTAAATATAACGACAATCATACTCCCGATCTTTTTGTTATACACGAAGATAGTGGAATAGCATTTGTTCCGTATAGTATAGTCGTAAAGATTGTATCTCTTCATAATAAACTCTATGGAACGTCGCTGAAGGCTACCACGCCGGATCGAAGTGTTTTGCGCACCGATAACACAATCTACCGATGGATTTTAGATAATGTGCGAGCAGGCCTTGCTGCGCTAGAATATTTAATTGAATTTGCATATCCCCCTGGACCTACGGATGAAGAGGCTCTCGAAGAAATAGAAGATCTCACGGAAGAAGCGGAATTAGAAGAGGGGGTAACGGATTTTATATTAGAAGCCCTAACTCCTACCGAGCGTGAGCAAATCATTGAAAAAAAGGACTATAAAACCTATTTTTCTACTACCTTTAATAAAGAAGTAATTACTAGCCTTCCTCTAGTACAAAATTTCTTTTTAACCGCCAAACATTTTCAAAATATTGGGGATGCATTTGCCACCACTAACCAACTAACATCAGAAATATTAATCTCTACGATTCGTAATGCTGACGGATGGAAAGCGGAGCCGTCAACGGCCGGCCCTCCGAGCACCGTACCGGCCAACAATACTGGTGCGATACCAGATGATCGAAACCTGTCTGGCGCCGCCAAAGATTTTATTTTGAAGATGCTTATTATGACGCCCATTAATATTCTTAAGGGGATAGTCGAGCTGATAGACCCTCATGTTGCGATCGCCAAGCTTATTAAAACGGGTACTGGTTTTGCTTTTAACCAATTAGAGACGCCGCTGGGAGTTGCCGCCGCAGGGATTAATACAGCGCGCAAAGAAATGTTGATCACCGAAGAAGAAAAGGAGGCTTTTGTGGGTCTCTCCGGCAACGATCTCCTTAAACTTATCCTATGTGTACTGGATTTGGCCATGAAGCAGCTGCCGAATCCCGCCACCGGCGAACCCCCGCCGGAAAATTTCCATCCGCGTATTACTGAAATGGGGGTAGATTTTACCGGGACAATCTCGGGAATGTTAATGATCCCGCCGTCGCCATTAGGGATAATTTATTTATTATTGGGACTAATTAAAATACCGCCGGATGAAATGGGTACAACCCAAGATGTTATAGACGTTACGGCGGAGGATGACTGCGATGACAATGAGCCTGGATCAGAAGAAGACGAGGATTAAGCAATGAGTACTGGATTATCAGTATCTCTCCCTCTGGTGATGAGCCCAACATTTGGGGCCTACCACTTGAATACCACCTTTGCCGAAGTGGCCAAACAGAATTTAAAAATGTTGATACTTACGGTCCCCGGGGAAAGGATTATGGATCCCCATTTTGGAGTAGGGCTTAAGACATTTTTATTTGAACAGCAAGATTCTGTTACATATTCAAGGCTAACGGATAAAATTTTGTCCCAAGTAGCAACTTATTTGCCCTATCTTTCCGTAACAGATATCGACTATGGGATTCCAGAGAATAATCCTGACTTCTTCCCCTATGATCTGACTATGAAAGTTAAGTTTACTATAAAGCCGCTGCATATGTCTGTTATATTGGATTTAAGTAAGAAAATTTAGATAAGTGAGAAAAGAGGATGAGTAAAAAATTAATACCTATTGATTATACAAGCCGCGATTTTGATTCAATTCGCAAAGATCTAGAGAATTATGCTAAACGTTATTATCCCAACACTTATCGGGATTTTAATGAAGCATCTTTTGGTTCTCTAATGTTGGATACAGTAGCCTATATCGGCGATATCCTTTCATTTTATCTTGATTATCAAACTAATGAAAGCTTTTTAGATAGTGCTATTGAATATACAAATGTAGTACGTTTAGCCCGACAGATGGGGTTTAAAATAGATGCCAGCCCTTCTTCTTATGGTGCTTTGACTTTTTATATTGAACTTCCCGCAGATGGGAGCGCTTTAGGGCCGGATCTTGCATACGCCCCCGTTCTGCGCGCCGGCTCAACATTTTCTTCTGTGGACGGGGGCTCTTATACCTTAGTTGATGATGTGGACTTCGCGCAAACGACCAATCAAGTGGTAGCCGGGACGATTGCTGCAGGTCTTGGTGGTGCACCTACCACATATGTAGTCCGCGCCCAAGGTCGCGCTGTCTCTGGCCGCGCCGGCTTTCAGGAGACGACGGTGGGATCCTTTCAGCGTTTTTTGCGAGTTGATTTGGAAACCGCTAATATTGCAGAAGTGACCACCGTGACTGATAGTGAGGGGCACGAATATTATGAGGTAGACAATTTATCACAGAATACTATCTATAAAGCCGTACGCAATAGTGATACCGCGACTAACAATACTGTTAAGAATATAATGAAGGCATATCCGGTATCTCGGCGCTTTGTGGTGGAGCACCAAGGAGATCGAACATATTTGCAATTTGGTTATGGATCGGACTCAGAGCTTCTCTCCGAAGCTGTTCTGGATCCTTCGAATTTGGTTTTAGATCTTACCGGGCGAAATTATACCACAGATACTGGTTTTGATCCTACGAAGCTTATTAGTAGTGATAAATTTGGAATTGCTCCGGCTAATACTCTACTACGAATTGGGTATCGAGTGAACACTACGCGCGATGCTAATGCAGGCGTCAACTCAATAATTAATTTGAGTAAGCCGATATTTAAATTTCCAAATCAGGGAGCTCTAGATGCCGGCTCTCGGACGACTGTGATGGGCTCCTTAGAGGTAACCAATGAGGCGCCTTTCGTGGGAGATGTATCGCTTCCTTCCGCGGACGAAATTAAACAGCGAGTATTTGGCTTCTTCGCTACCCAAAATCGCGCAGTAACTGCACAAGATTATGAAGCCCTGTGCTATGGACTCCCGGCCAAATTTGGAGCCATTAAGCGCGCCACGGTTGTCAGGGATTTTGATGAACTCAAGCGAAACCTCAACATTTATGTAGTCTCAGAGAGCACAAGCGGTAAGCTCGTGGCGGCAAACGTTACTCTCAAAAATAATTTAAAAACGTGGCTTGCACAATATAGAATGATTAATGATAATGTAGATATTTTAGATGGTGCTATAGTAAACTTTGGACTGAGATATAGTATAAGTATAGATCCTGGCAGTAATAGATTTACGGTTATTAATAAGGCAAACAAGGCCTTGTCCGATTTTTTGTTGAGACACCAATACTCTATTGGCGAAAGTATTCATATAACAGCCTTTCATAAAATCCTCCAAAAAGTAGACGGAATAATTGATGTACGAGATTTGCGTGTGGTGCGACAAATGGGCGCCTCCTATTCAGATGTAAGTTATGATTTTGTCAAAAATTTATCTGCTGATGGGATGCGCATTATTGCCGAGAAAAATATGATTTTTGAACTTAAGTTTCCTAATGTTGACATTAAAGGTTCTATCCGCTAATGGCTATTCTTCGTTATACTGCTAGCGCTGATACTACAATTGCGAGCGCATTTGAAAGCAATCTGACGACCCGCGGTACTGGTTCTAATATGGGGTATGCGGACGCGCTAGAAGTATTTTCTATATATGGGCAAGATTCAGGCTCCAACGGACAATCGCAGGAGTTATCTCGTATTCTGATCGACTTTCCTGTGACACAGATTTCCGCAGACCGCACCGCCGGCCGATTGGGGGCCAGTGGAAGTGTTTCCTTTTTTCTTAAGATGCATAATGCTCGGACTCCCTATACATTGCCTCAAAATTTTAATCTTATTGTGGCGCCGGTTTCTCGCCCATGGAGCGAAGGTACCGGCCTGGACCTGGCCAACTACCAAGATTTGGGAAGCGCTAATTGGATTAAACCCAACAGTACGTCCTCCTGGACCACCGTAGGGGGCGACTATAGAACGGTGAACAACTATAATATTAATTTCCCACAAGGATTTGAAAACATCGAATTAAATGTTACAAACCTGGTGGAGCGGTGGATTAATGGGACGCAAACGAATTACGGGGTAGGAATTCGACTTACCGCAAGCCAAGAAGCATACTTCTCCAGTTCTCTTGGAACTGATAGCGGAAGTGTTATTCAAAATACGGTAGGCGCCACACAGTCTTATTATACGAAGATGTTCTTCGCACGCTCTACTGAATTCTTCTTTAAGCGTCCCGTTCTGGAAGCTCGCTGGGATTCGCGCCTTTCAGATGATAGAGAAAACTTTTTCTATTCTAGTTCGTTAGCCCCAGCAGAAGATAATTTAAATCGTCTTTACCTTTACAATTATATTCGTGGACGTCTTGTTAATATTCCCAACGTTGGTACGGGGAGTATTCGTGTATCTTTTTATTCTGGGTCCGCCACTACACCAACAGACGCAAAACTTCTAATACAGAATGGCATAATTAATGCCACAGCGAGCAATGTTAGCACAGGTATTTACACATGCCAGGTAGCGCTTACTTCGGCAGCCACACCCCTACAGAAGGTTTACGATGTCTGGCATAGCGGCTCATCCCTCCAATATTTTACGGGCTCCTTTTATCCTCAAGCGATGCCCACATATGAGGCTGCCCCCACTTTTAATCGAGTCACAAGCTGCACCAACCTTAAGAAGAAATATTCACGGCAAGATAAAGCTCGATTCCGCTTTTTCGTAAGAGATAAAAATTGGAGCCCCACATTATACGTTGTTTCTACGACGAATAGTCCAACTCAAATTATACCGAGTGCTTCCTATAATATCCGTAGAGTAACAGATAACTATAACGCTATACCATATGGAACGGGATCTCGCTATAGTACCTATTTGTCCTATGACAAGGACGGTAACTATTTTGATCTGGACATGGCCCTTTTGGAGTCAGGCTACATGTATGCCGTTGGATTATCCTACTATAATGATAGTATAGGAGACTGGCAAGAACAGCCACAAACCTTCAAATTTAGAGTTGAAGAATAATTAGGATGCTATGAGTCTTAAGAAATACTTTGAGATAGGAGCAGATACTCAAGCCCTCTCGAATAAATCGGCCGCGGAGATCGCAGATCAGGTTGAGTCTGTAGGCTATCATGAACAAGATATTATCAAAGAGGAGCGCTACCTTCCTCAAATCGATCTATCTAAGCCGGCTAATTTTGCGCGCTACGGAAGTGCGGAAGAATATTATACCCAGGCTATCAAGCGCATTTACCAGACTTATCCCTATGATGGGTCGTTACAAGAGCGTCTAGAATGGGAGAATGAATCTAGCTACATAGATCTTCATATTTTTGACACTAAATATCCCCGCACTAATGGCTATATTATTTTTTCGGCTGATGGGTGGGGGACGCCCACTACATACCCTAATGGTTATGGAGCTTCATCGCTTCCAGAATATGTTGCGGTCAAAGGGGGCCCTTCGGGAAACCCCCTCGGCGCCACTCCTACACGGACCCAGTTCACTGGATCCAATTATTATGAACCCTCGAAGAACCGAGGATCGAACTTGGCCCTCAATGTTAATAGTGAAGGCGCATCGGTCGAATTTTGGCTAAAGAAGGATGCTTTTAACGTTGCCAACACCGAGAAAGAAGTTATTCTGGATATATGGAATGGAGTAACCTCTTCTGCTACAAATTATGCACGTCTTCGATTGGAATTAACAGGCGCCGCTCGACGCGACGGTCTCCCTTTGGGCGCCCAGCCCTTCTTGCTCACCCTATATTCTGGATCTACCGGCTTCTCAGAGGCAAGCATCGCTCCCACCTCCGTCACGACTACGGGCTCTGTTGCTGATGGAAACTGGCATCATTATGCGGTCACACTGAAGCAAGACACAAACGTTACTACGCGCTTTTATATGGATGGGCAGTTCCGTAGAGAAACACAGCTCTCCGCTAGCGGAATGGGATCATTAAGCGATATATCGGGTTATGATCTCCGCGCCACACTCGGTGCCCTCGTAACAGCCCCGCGTAAGCTGACGACGCCTGCCTATGCCGGCAAATTATCTGCTTCTTTAGATGAATTTCGTTTCTGGAAGACTCAACGCACCTCTCAACAGATTGGGCGTCACTGGTTTACTCAAGTGGGCGGCGGCGTTAATACGGATCCCGCACCCTTCATCCAGACCGAAGTAAGTGCCAATTTAGATTTGGGTGTTTATTTTAAGTTCAACGAAGGCATCACAGGAAATAGCACTACGGATAGTACGGTACTAGATTTTTCTGGTCGCTTTTCTAATGGTTCGTGGACTGGTTATACTTCAAACTCTCGAAACACTGGATCTGCCATCGTGTTGTCAAACGCGGCCATTAAAGAATTTAAGGATCCCATTATATATCCCAAGCATCCTTCGGTTGTGAGCCTCCTTGATGGGCTGCAATTAAGTGGTTCTAACTATGATGTTAATAATAATGCCGCCATTTACCATACGATGCCGTCCTGGGTTATTGATGACGACGCCGACGGAACCGGCGAACTGAAGAAGCTGACTCAAATACTGGGCAGCTATTTTGATACGCTGCATATGCAAATCAGTGACCTAAGTCGTCTTAAAGAAATATCATATGTAAGTGGGAGCGATAAGCCGCTGCCTTTTGCGGAACATCTTCTGCAATCTCATGGGTTTGTTGCTCCAGATCTCTTTATCGAGGCTGATGTTATAGAAAAGCTGGCCGATCGTAGTGAAAAACGTATATATGAAAAGTCTCTGCATGAGATAAAGAATGTTATTTACAAGAATATCTATAATAATCTTTCTTATATTTATAAGTCCAAGGGAACGGAGAAAAGTTTTCGCAATCTTATTAGATGTTTCGGCGTTGATGATGAGCTTATTAAATTCAATATGTATGCCAATAATGTGGAGTTCGAACTCCGCAACGATCGCCGCAATATCGTGGTGGCAGATCGCTTTGTAGACTTTAATACAGGTGCCAACAAGGCCGGCGTGGTGTGTAACGCTGTTGATACGACCAATACAGCTTCGGTTGGGTTTATTACATCAAGTGCGGCACTCCTCGACGGCCACGCGATAACGCTAGAAAGCGAAATACTTTTTCCTCTGAAGAGCGATCAGGCAAGTGTAGCTTATGTTAACACTGATACTATTAGTTCTTCTCTTTTCGGGATACACGGGGTAGGAAAACGCAACCCCGGAACGAATCCTACGTGGCCCTCCACCGATCGTGTTAATTTTCAAGTTTATGCAGTTCGTGACGAGATAAACTCCACTAGTGTTCGTTTTGTTCTAACCAGCTCCACCAACGGTAAAGTTCCTTATTTAACTTCTCCCTTATTTGAAGAGGTTTATGACAATAGTCGCTGGAATCTCGCCGTAAGGATTAAACCAGAAAAATATCCTCTTTCCGCGTTTGTCGAGGGCGCGGATTTGGATCCTCTGCGCACTACGGGGAGCTATACAATAGAGCTTCATGGTGTTGAGGCCGACGCCGGGGAAATAGTCAACACGTTTACTGCAGCAAAGACGGTGGATAGTGTACCAGTTACCTTTATGACAAGTTCGCGTCGTGTGTACGTAGGCGCCCATCGTGTGAATTTTACGGGCAGCGTTCTTCAAACATCCGATGTTAAAGTAAATGCCTGCCGATTCTGGCTCGATTATTTACAGGATTCGGCTCTAGGTGCTCACGCTCTTGACACAGAGAGTTACGGCGCCCTCCATCCTCATTATTATGCGTATCCCTTTAAGCCCAGTTCATCCTATGGAGATGTGACTAAATTTGATACCCTCGTATTTAATTGGGAGTTCCTTACAAATACGGGCTCGAATGCGCAGGGCCAATTTCAGGTTGCAGATTTAAGTTCGGGGTCAGCCTATCGTAATCGAATTAATTCAAGTTTCGATGCACTTAGTACTATTTTAAATCGACAGTATACCGCCAGTGGGAGCAACTTTGCAGTTTCCTCTACAACTCCTATCGATAAAGATTTTATAGTTTCTTCCAAACTAAATTTACCTGAAAATCTATATTCCCACGATATGGTAACGGTCCTGGGAGCCCTAGATCAGAATGTCTTCGGACCCAACAGCCGTCCTACCAACTATTTCTTTGCTTTTGAAAAAAGCATGTATCAGGTAATTTCGGAAGAAATGGTTAATTATTTCGGTGGGTTACGAGACTTTCATAATCTCATTGGTGACCCCGTTAACCAGTGGCGCCCAGAATATAAAGACCTCAACTTTATGCGTCAGAAGTTTTTTGAAAAAGTTCAGAATAAAGAACTGGATTTTGATAAGTTTTATGAGTTTTATAAATGGCTAGATGCCTCTCTTTCTGTGATGTTGCGTCAACTTGTCCCTGCTTCGGCAGATGTGGCAGAAAACGTGCGCACCGTTATAGAAAATCATATTCTAGAGCGGCCTAAGTATCAGAGAAAGTTTCCATTCTTAGAGAAAAACGGAGCTACCGATATCACGGGAACCCTTCAGGGTTTTATGGGTGGAGACAGTTCTGCGCAAGGTTCTCCAGACGAGTATCCACAAGGAAGTGCCTTTTTCACAAATACAGCTTTTACCAAGCGTCAAATTGGATCATCTAATACATCACAAATACGCCCGTGGGCCCTTTTCCACGCTCCTGTCCCCGCTACTGTATGGGGCGATCCGCCTGAACAAAAAAATATATACTGGCACCGCTATATGGAAGAGCGCACACCCGCTTCAAACCGCGCGACGGCCTTTGCGTCGGTCAAAAAAACCTTCGACCGCCGCACCTTGAGTCCTGCTAAGTTCTCTATAGAGGGCGCAACCGCCCCCGGTGGTGTGGCTCGTCACCACAATTCAGTAGTTAATTATGTTTTCCGCGCGGCCGCGGCTTGGGGAGGTTCGATCGCCGGGTCAGCTGCCTTAAAAAATATATTGGTTTCCTCGGGAAGCACTGTAGAACAACTAATCGAGAGTCCAGATGTTTTTTATCCTCCCTTTAAGCAACGTTTGGGTTTTGATTTATCGGGAAGCGCGACTGCTGGGTCGATCTCCGGACCACGCCATGCGCCATTTAGTTTGTATAGTTCTTCTGTTGTTGGCGGCTACAATGCTGAAGTTGTGGCCAATTACGCCTCTGGCGTCCTTCTCACTAATCTACATAATGATTTTGTGATCGATACTGACATCCCTATGCAGGGTCCGTTTCCTGAAAAATATGTAGGGGGGCGCTATTATCGCCACACAGCGCTTAATAAGGGAACCGACAGTAATAAAACTCGCGGGGAAGGGTTCCGTATTAATTTTGATAATGGAGGAACCCAGAATGTTGTGGGCGTCGCACCCAAGTCTCTAGCAATCCTTCCCCCCAATGCTCCTCATGGGAGTGAGGACACTTCCCTTCCCACGGCATTTAGGTTCCGAGATGAAACAACTAAGCGGCCGGTAAATATTCGTAACATTCGAATGCGGACTGGATCCACAGTTATTGGTAACTATGAGAAGAACTATCAAGTTGTCAATTCGAATTCGCGCATGAAGAATGATCCATTCTTTAATGATCAGTCATTTAACTTTGCTCTTTATCCCGAAACACTGGCTACTCGTGGACGTTTCCCTCTTTATCTTCCGGCTGCCGATACTGAAACAAGCACCTATAATCTTAAAAGCACTCTTTATATGAAAAATGATGGCTTAGCCAACAATAATACGTATATCTTTGATGAATCGGCGATATCTGCGACCCCCGCCATGCTCCAAGCTAAGGCCTTTACGATGGGAGTTTGGCTTTCTGCCTCTAAAAACACGTGTCAGCTTGCCGGGCCCGCGTGGGATGCAGCCGGCTATTCTGGTGACGGAGAAGAGCGCGTTATAGTCTCCTGGGGTGGTTATGACGGAGGGATGAACTTTACTCCTAGACGCCTCTTCTTAAAATCCGGATCGACGCGCCCAACCTTGTGTATCGAGATAATGCGTGGTGCTGGTACCAACCCAGAAAATACATATTGGGAATCAGCAAATGATATTTTTACCGGTCCGGGCTGGTATCATATTTTATTTGGTGTATGCGATCTAGGAAGTCAAGTGAAGACAACTGATTTCTTTGCCAGCAATCATAACATTTATGTTAATGGGACGGTGCGCTCCGCATCCTATTACCGACAAGGATCCTACGTGTCCACGGTCATGGCAGCCATGAGCGGCTCTAGTGATGATCAGGTCGGCGCCATCTTTATGCCGTGGGACGGCGCGTGGATATATGCCGAATCATTCCACTCCGCCTCAATCGCAGAAATATCATTTTGGTCAACCAAACACATGAGTGCCTCCTATGGGCCCCAAAAGTTAATTTCTAGCGACACTTTTAGGGACGCCTTATATGCTACAACGACGAGGACTGGGTCCACCGGTACTCGGACTAACTGTAGCTTCCGTAATCTTCCTCTCGACTGGACACACCAAGGAGCGGCTAGTTTAACGGGCACTCTAGTTACCGATGCTGCCATTGCTGCCGTCTCCGGGGGATACCAATTGGCAGCGTGGTACCGTCCTCCAAACGTGGGCCAGGACCACATACCTTGGAAGAATGATGGTAATTTCGGAGGCACCCTCCGGTGGGCCGAGGCGACTGCCCCGGACTCTCCGAAGGCTGTTATTAGTGTCTTGAGGTTGTCATCCAGCGCTAGAGCTTTTGCGAACGACGCCACCACGAACTTTAATATTCGTGGAGGCCAAACCACGGCATCCTATGGCCATGGCACCGCGAACTGTGGAGGCAACCTAGACTACCTTATACCCCAGCGTACAGGATCGGATTCTAATCAGACTATTATTGTTAACCGTTATGCTGGGAGTGGTTATGAAGTCATGTCGTTGGGGTATATGAACCCAGCACACGAAGAACTTTCAGTTTATAATGCAGCCCCATACCATAATCTCTCAATTATCGATTACGGACTGTCGGGCTCAGCCTCTGTTGATCCGGTTGCTGCCCGGACAATCACGGTGGTGGATCAGATTAATAAGAATCGCGGCCTCGATCAGCGCGCCAGTTTGCACTGCGGCCCCTTTGGCTCAGACGCCGCCTATGGTTCTGTGCCGGAGCTAACTTATGTGACAGTTCCATCGTGGCACAAAACCAATCGAAACCGCAAGAGAAGGCCCACAGAGGCTACCCATGCCAATATAACGGCCTCGATTTATGACAATCTGTTTGTCCAGCACGCCATCCCCCAGTCTGAAGGCCAATATGCATGGATTTCTTCGTCGATGGCTGCTGGTCGGTCTATTCTAACTCTAGACTCCCCTGCTTCGGTGACCGCGTCAGCCCTTTACCAACTAGTGACTGCATCGGTGGCCTATGGTGAGGGTGATTTCGTTGGGCTGCGATCGCAGATTCTCGATGATGTGAATGTTCACGGTCGGACCTTGGGCTTTGCTGACCCCACTCTACCCTTGGATGTCATGACGTTTAATGGCACCAACTCGAGGTTGGACATCGGGCCAGCCAATACTTGGAATGATTTGATTGGTGGTTCGGGAGCGGCTGCCAAAGCCTTTTCTGTTTCAATGTGGATTTATCCCCTTTCTTATGGATCCGCCGATTCGCGTCTTTGTGAATTTGGTGATGCCTCCGATCGTCGAATGGCTTACCTAAGTACGACGAGGGTCAATTTCAAGATCGTGACGGCCTTGGGCAACACGACACTCAATTCGGGCGTCGGCACTGTTCCTTTCAATAGGTGGACGCATGCAGTTTTTACATATGCTGGGGGGTCCGGTGGCACAATGCGCATTTATCTCCAGGGCGTCCAGAATACATCCACATCTGTTGTCACCGATCCTGTGATTATTGCCACAGATACTTGTGTCCTGGGAAATAACGACGATGCGAACCGCGGCTTCGATGGTCAAATGGCTAACGCAGCTATTTGGGGTCGCGAATTGAGTGCTAATGAAGTAAAAATGCTTTACAATAATGGTGGCAGGGTAAATATGGCCGGCGTGACCCCTTTGTTAGATGAACTGTTGACTTGGTTCAGGTTCTCCAGTGATTTGGGAGATACAGATACCTCTATTGTCAATCGTTCGGGCGAGACCTCCACAGGCATTCCTGATAGTGGCACCGGAACAAATACCACAATCTCACAGATTGCGCTAAACGACAATACGAGCCCAGCATATTCGAGCAACTATATTAATTCAGACCATTATTGGGACGCGCCCACTCTGACAAATACTAATGATTATTTAAATGCGCTTCTATTGAATCGCAATGGTCCTTATGGTTATCCCACATGGAAACAGATAAGAGCGGGGGACTCCCCGGTGGCTCGGGGACTGCGTCAGCAAAATATTTTGGGTCAGGTGCGGCCACCACATGCCATTCCTGACATTATAAATAATAAAGTAATAGGGTTTACTTCTCCAACGCGTCCTAACACAGCAGCCCTCTATTATGAGCCCCCCATTAATAGTCGTTGTGGTACTGTGCAATTTTATTTGGAGGACAATACAACACCACCTCCCGCTCCCTTCGCCAGTATGACGCGCTTCGATAATAATATCACCCTTCGGGTTCCCTACGGGAATAATTTAGAATATTTCAATAGTGAGGGGCTTAATAATCGGTTGGGTCTCAAAATTGATCTCGACAAGCCTATGGTTTTTGACACAGTTAGGGACTTTGTGGTTGAGAGCGACTTAAGTACAGTTGTTGAATATAGTGAAACTATGTATCCTTCGGCACGCAACATGTACCGGAACACCGTACGCGGCCGCACTGCATATACTATTGATAATATCTGGAATGACAGCCGGGCAAAGCGATCAGCGCTTGGAGGCCGTGTGGGAACCATGGGGCAGACTATCACCACCTCTAGTATCTGGCCTCTTGACGCTCACCTTAATTTTACTACGACATCTTCGGTAAGACCGACCGACGGCGCCGGGGAACTGATGAACTCCTACTCTAGATTCTCTGCCTCATATGATACCAATGGATGTTCTTCGAAACTCCCCGCGCAGATTGGTACACAAGTGGCAGCGCCCACATATGCGTGGCGTCTGCCTACGGGACGGACGTCAATAAGTGGATATAGCTTTGAAGTGTTGGCTGGAGATGTACGGTGGCAGGCCGCAGAACAATCAGGTAAAAACCCATATCAAAATTATTCCACATGGGCTGATCAAATTCGTTTAGTGGGCAAAGATCATTCAATTATTCCGGAGTTCCGAATAAGTGAACATCTACAAACCTATTATACTACACATAATGGAGACTTTCTTACCGACAAAATTAATAATTTGTATGAAATCACCGGTGCATCTCCAGCTTCCAGCGCACAGCGCACCTTCTTCCGAACTTACAGCAACACAGACTTTATGAAGTATTTTGCTGCAATAGATGAAGATCTAAATGATACGCGCGCCGGCGATTTAAAAATTACCAGAGATCGTATCAAGCTAAAGGCAAGCGGCCTTATCAAGTTTCTTCCCTATAAGGGCTTTTATCCTGCCGAACGAACTCTAGAACTAGCGACATTATTTTCCCAGTCGTATGGAGGCTCATTTTTACGAGGCGCCACCGACGTGGACTCCGGCGCCGACGCGTTCCGAATTGCGTTGGAGCCCATGATGTCCCCGGGGATTTTGTTCAACACGATAAAATCAGGGATTGCGGTGGGAAGTTGTGTGCTTCTTAATACGTCCTCAGTAAATTTCCGAGCCCTTCCAAGGGAAGGCCAGTCCAACACTGCTTTTGCCAACGGGTACCCCGAGGGTACTCTGTGGTATAAATGGCTACTTGATATGGGGACCGGATCAGTCGATAGCAACGGGTATCATATTGCTAAAGTGCCTTTTGATGCTATCCGGGATCCTTCTACTTTCTTTAATTATAATAATTTGCGGAAGATAGGAAATACCCAAGCTACACTAGGAATGGGGGCTTCCTCCGCCGGGTTTAATACCTACCTCCGCGCAGCACCGCGGCTTTTTGATACTGCAGTCTTCGATACTGCGGCCACCTTACCGGGGCAGTCCATGGATTCCGGGTCGTCGACGTTCGCCACAATCGCTAATATCCAGTTCGCCGAGCATTATGTGACCAAGCGCCGAAGAGAGGAAATTATAGTTAAGCTAAAAGATCCAGAAGGAGGGTATCGGTATGCTATCGATAATTTCTTATGTGAGAGTTCAAACTTTTTCCTCAATGGAATAACCAGCATCCGGTCTAATCGTGAAGATCAGTTTAAGTCTGTGAAGAGCGGATCGGTTTATAGGAGCACATTGCGGCTCTTCCGCAGCGCTGCGAATGCGAGGGATTCTTCGAAGTGGGATATGTATAGCAGGGCTAGTGCTTTTGGGTTTCCTCTAGCGACATATGCCCAGTTTGGCGTCTCCTACAAGAAACAGGTCTACCCGACGTTCTCACACGTCTTGCCTCCATACTATAGCGGGGAAGCAATAGCGGAACTTATTTATACGGCATCTTATGATGGGGTGCCAACGGTAGATGAGGTTTTGGCCAACTTACGCATTCGATATCAGCGAGAGGTCACCTATATTAATCAAAGTGCTTCCCTGGCTATCCCGCTTCCCGGCCTCGACTCAATAATCCCTGCTGATCGTACCGCGGGGCGCCTCAATGATCCTCGCATGCAACTTGATAGCAGCTTTAATCTAACCGAAAAGGTTAGCGAGGTCCCGCGCGGCACCAATACACAACAGAATTATTGGCTTATTCAATCCAAATTTGAAACTCCCATTTTAAATTTTGCTAACGCATCCTATGATTCGCCACCAGCCTCCGTCTGTCTCGAAGGTACCCAAACTTCAGCGGGGTCGTTAGTAACCCGCGGAATGTGGCACCAATATGGATCGGTTATTACTTCATCAACAGCTGGGGTTTTTGCTGAAATTACAGATGACGGAGGAATCATCAATTCTCTTGCCGACGTGGTTGGGTTTCAAAAGGGCATCTCTTTCCGAGTTGGGGACGTTAAGAAAGAGAACAAGCTTGAAGAGGCAATCGTGGTGGTGCCCTATAAAATTAAGAAGAATAAGAGACAGTTCTTTAAGGTTAACAGGCGTATGCGTAATACTTTGATGTATCGGAATCTAGAGGCTGCGGTGGACAAATATGTATTTCCGCCTAAATTTGATTTCACGCGACATAAGACAGTTAATCCTGTGTTGACATATGTATTTGAATTCTCTGCCGACATTACCCAACAGGATATAGCAGATATGTGGCAAAATCTGCCTCCCGACGTCGAAGAACTCATCGACGAACAAGAAGTCGTTGTTGAAGACCGGGAGCTTCTCAACTTAATGGCCACCGAAGGCGATACCATTGAATGGCTCGTGTTCAAAGTTAAAAAGAAAGCCCAAAGAGAGTATAATAAATATAGAAGATCGTTAGTAACTGATGATACTAGTGCTATAGTCCCGGAGCTGCGCGGCCCTTATACCTATAACTGGCCTTATGACTATTTCTCAATAGTTGAACTAGCTAAGATTGATGCCACAGCACAATGGACATCCGCAGATATGCAATTTGAAATTTCCGAGAATGATGAAGGCGATCTAGATGGCCGTCCTCCGCCAACCATCGCCGCAGCAATCCCGTCCAATCCTAATGCGTCAAATCGCCGCGGCCCGCCGGAGGTGCAGGAAGGCTCCGAAGGCTTGCGCCGCTCAACGCGCCCCACTGATGATGAGCGGCCGCGACGACGACGACGCCCATCCCGTAGGCGACGCCGCGGCGGCCCGGCCCCCCTCGACCCACCCGAAGGAAGCTCTAGGTAATGTCGTTTTTTAATAAAAAAGAAGAAGTTCTCGACTTTCAGCTGACTGAATATGGCAAATATCTTTTGTCCTTGGGTCGTCTTAAGCCATCTTATTATTGTTTTTTTGATGATGACATCTTGTATGACGCGTCAGCCGCTGGCAGCACCGAAAATCAGAATATGATAGAGGGACGTATTCAAAGCTCAACTCCAAGCATAAAAGTGTCTCCCACCCGAACCGGCGCAGAAACTCGCGTAAATTCATTTGTTCAGCAGATTACGGGCCTCCTCGGCTCTAACTCTGATCCGGCTGATAAGGTGGATGTTTTTAGTAAGGTAGAAGTTTTTGAAAATAAGGGAAAGATAAATGCACATGCTTTGGGGCGCTCTTCATTGGATACCCCTTATGATGCGGCTTGGTCGGTGCAACTACTTTCTACCCCCCAAATCTCTTCTTCGCTTTCATATTTAGATGATGGGGGGTTTATAGAAAATATTCCTCAAATTAATATTGATATGAATTATAAAATGTTTTTTATGGATTGGGGAGAGGGTGAATTTGAAATCCCCGTCGATCCTGACGCTCAACCCGACAATGAAACTGAAGACTTCGGGGTATACGATCTGGAATTAGAATCAAACGATGATCAGGTAGAGGTGTTTGGAATTCCCGCAACAAGTTTGGCCCTCGGCATTGAACAAAACTACATATTACTAGAGATACTCGAACATAACACAGATTTTGAAAAAGAAAATTTTGATATTGAGGTGTACCATTCGGGCTCCGACGGAAAATATGTTCAACTCGCTTATGCACCGACTACGGATCCTAATTTTGGGCAAGTCCGGCCTATTGAAAATGAGTTAAATATTCCGGGGAATGTGAGTTATTATATGGATATATTTGTAGACGAGGAGATTCCAGATTTTATATTTGCAGAGCACAATATCTCGCATCACCAAGTCGCGACCAACGCTGTCCGAGAGCCTATTACACGGGACATTTATGAATCCGAGGACGAGGAGCCCTGTTAATGACTGTTTCCCCCTATGTTTATGAATACAGTTCGGATGTTCCTTTTGTTAATGTGGAAGGTATTAGTATATCCTTAAACGTGGAAAATGAACTAGTAGTGTCCCTCAATATCTCCAATGAAATAGATGAGCTTCCTCCTCTCGATACGGCTTTGGAGTTTGGAAATCTTGTTTATCTTACACAAGACGTCACCAATATACGCGATCTTTTATATAATGCGCAGGGAGTTTCTGACGATTCGCGCCTTAAAGATTTAATTTTGGGTACAAAAACTAATACCTCCCGAACTCAAAATCATTATTTTTCCCTAACTCGCAAAGACTTTAAGACGAAGGCAGCTTTAAATAAAGAACAATCTGCATTTATCTACAATAATACTTATACTCAGACCACCACTCTAAAAGACACCAAAGGAGGTTCTGTCTTGTCGGGCCTCATAACGGCAGCCCACACGCAAGATGATGAAATTTTGGGTCTCGGTGATCGCGATGTGGTAAATCTATATTTACTTGTAGCATCATATCGGACCTATAAAAATAGGTGTTTTGTGGGAAATATTATTAAAGAAGTGGTGATGGAAAATGAGATGACGGCCATTTCCACCAATCTTTATACAATTAATACGGGCGCCACTATTTTTGGTGAGCCAGGAGATATCTGGCCTGGCGATACCCATATTCAAAACAAAGCAATCATGGCGGGCACATATCACACCCCGGACACTCAGCATCCAGTACTGGCGGCCACACCAATCACTAACCTTAAAGTTAAAGATTTGCGTATTTTAAATACGGCTCGAACGCTAGACTTTGATAATACACCGCTCCCGGCGGATAAAAAACCCTATTTTTCCCCTGTTACACTATCCAGAAATATCGACGGAAGCATTCATGGGCTATTTTCCTTTGACCTAAAGCGTTATGTTCTACAGAAGGCAAAGTTCGGCGGCCTCATCAAGAATTTAGATGCCCTCTTGAGTTCTGTAGTAGTAGAGGACATAAAGCTTTATCGCAAGGTAATCAAGGTAGATTCTGTAGGAAACGACCTTACACCTGGCCACGCTTTAAATTCGGCGCCCCCCGTTGAAAATGATTTTGAGTATTTTGCATCCCTTCAGCAGCCCAGTCCGTTCGGGAAAATGTCTCGCGCCCGCGGCCGAGTGCGGCTCTTAGACCTCCCAGGCCTTAATGATCAAAACGTGTTAAGTGTAGTCTTTGACGATAAAAAGGCTCGTGCTTTTGATTCGGGGACTGTTGAATATCGAGTCGAGGTACTTGTTAATGATTTAACCCCAATAGTCTTAAAAGATATCCAAAAAAATCTTTCTCTTGTGGCTAAACAGTATCGGGAGAATGAATCATCCAGGACAGCTTCTGGTGCTATTGCTGTCGATACCACAAACAGCACCAAGGGGACGGATGCAGATGATAAGCTGCGCGCGCTGATAGCCTCGTACCTCATGTCAGTTAATTTTATTTTTGGTAAAGAACCCTTTGAAGTATTTCCCGTGGAGAGTTGGCAAAAAAATCTCCTGGCTCTGGGGACAAAATTAAACCCGGAGGAATCCCAACGACTACTGGTTCCACAGGTAGTAGAAAACTTTGCCAGTGCGATTTCTAACTTGTTGGTAGTGGGAACTGCTGGAAGTGGTGGATCGGCTCGTATCTATTCGCGAATAGCCAATAGGCGGAAAACTTCCGTCTTATTGGAACAGTTCACTTTTAGGCAGCGATACAACCTTAAAGGACGCAAAGAAGTGGGGTTTGATTACATGGGAGATTTTATGTCCCCAACATCGCTTGTGCTGCCCTCCGTGAGCTATGAAGATATGCGCGACAGAGTTTCGCAAGAAGTAGACAAGTATGCCGTTCCCAACCCCAATGCCCCGGGGATTAACATATACGGTTACCTTTCCCCGGCCGTGGTCAAAACCGGGATTCCTAAAAAAGGACTTAAGACCGCAGGCTTACAGGTTGACACTACAAAATTTAGCGGAGTCATAAATGCGAAACTTAAGCCACAAATGCAGCTACAACCTCAAGATCAAAAGTCCGATATTGATAACATACGCGAGAGTCTTGCAACAGCCGGAGTCTATATTCAGCCTCTCCAGGCTAGCTTACGAGAGATTCTCTTCCCGGGAGATAAAAAACTATCCGAGAGTACAGATTCGGACTCTTATATATCGGTAGGCGCCGGGTTCTTGCTGGATGATGCATCATCTCGCGCCGCTCTTTCGGGTTCTTCTGATTCGATTGTAAAAAATCCTCGGTCCAAGGCCAAAATGGCATATAAATCGCCGTTAGCGCTCCAATTGTTTAATAAACAAATAGCCTCTTTTAGTCGGAAAACCATCCCTACTAATACTAAAACTATCCAAGGGTCGCTAGCCGCAGCGGCCTTCAATGCCAATCCGCTCCTTAATACCCAAATAGGGGAACTCTCTAATGTACTTAATTTTGATTCATTAGTAAGGGTAGAATATCTAGAATCATATGATGATGATCTCGGAGTGATAAAGCCCAATTGGGTAATGCTCACTCCTCAAAAATATCAAAAAGTCCAACTTAAACAACAATTTTTGGTGTGTAGGCTTGTTAAGGTAAAACAAACGCTTAATCTACAGAGCATGTTTGATATGCAGCCGCTCGGGACACTCTTCGGCCTAGGCGCTCCTCGCCTTGCACCCAAACGCGCTACTTATAAAGAGGTGATGAGGGCCACACACAGATATATAATAGGTCTTATGAAAGTTAGCTCGATTGATGCCGTCAAAATGTCTTATAGTAAACGCGTAGCCCTGGTCACTTCTCCGGCCGCCGCTTCATCAAGACAGCCTCCGTCACCGCCCGCTTCGACAACATCAACAACGACCGGCACAGCGCCTCCGACAGTGCTGCCTCCGATCCCCCTAGGCCCCTTGGGAGGATATTAAAAGATGACTCAAGACAAATCTTATAAGTATCAAATGCGTCTTGTTGATAATAATCTCATTGGTCCGCTAGAGCGTCTTAATAATCTTGATGGATTCCACCCCATGGTACGACATAGTTGGGGCAATTGCGTCGATCGACTCCGCGGCGTGTTGGGTAATTATAATACCGTTTATGAGGGCTCCCGCGGTAAGATGATGTGGTCCTATAGTAATCCTGGCAACGCCTGGGACCATAGTTCGCGCAACCTCGGGAGACTTCATCTTCAAACAGAGAATATTGTCCTACGAATTCTCAATGAAGGAGAGATTAGGAAGGCCCCCCGCGCCGAACAATACTCTCCTGTTCTTAATATTGCTGGTGATGAGGGAGCGTGGAATGCGTTTGAAAATAAAAGCAATGCATCCGCAGGATTCTTGGCTTGGCCAACACCCCAGCCTCCTCCGATCATGGCGCGAAATCTTTATCAATATATTCATGGAAGGTTTGAAAAGGCCGGCGAGTGGTACGATGGGCTCATCAACGAGATAGAGGTAACAGCGTCAGGCCATGGCGCCGTTAAAGATTATACTTCCTTTGTTTATGGAGTTCCCGGGGATAAAAACTTACGAAATGCTGCGGGGAGTTCTCTTGACATAATATCGGAATATAATTATTATGCTGATACGTCTCCAAACTATGAGAGCGTTATCAGCCCCCCCGCCATTTCGGAAAACTCGCTTCCAAACATGTACATCCTTCAGTCGGAGTTACGCAATACCGGAAGCCTTTTGTTGGCCGAGTTCCATCAGACCGATTTAACATTGGGCGGCTCTCTTCCCTATTTTATAAGTACGCTCACCACTATAACAGAAAGAAATATTGGGGAAACATATCAATTATGGGCCGCTGCGCTGGTTAAGCCGCCATCACCGGCAATTGGTGGCTCAATGGAGGCCAATAATACTAATTTTGTAGTGTTGCATACTGATGAGGGGCTACTGAACGAGGGCTATGTAGAAGGGGAGATGGTTCCGTTTTGCATGAAACTTGTGATCCCGCCGGACCCCGACGCTGTTGGGGGCAGTATAAAGGGTGGCCTCGGTAACTCCCTGCTTAAGCGGCTTGCCAACGATAAGGATACAAAGGATTTTATTGATATTCTTCAAGTTGCTGCTATTAATACGATGTTAGGATTGGGGAGTGCCCAACCGCCCGGACCTGCAACCTTTCGCTTCACCCAGCGCGAAGCGCAAGGCGTGAAGAAACCGAATCATAACTATCAAACTACAACGGTGACTGTTCCTGTTTTGGTAGACTTAAAAGAGGCTTTTAGCGACTATGCCGCCTCCCGTCGTCCCGGCAGCGTTGAGTTAGTGCCCAACTCTTTAGAAGAAGCTCTTAAATGTATTAACAATTATAGTACTCCAGCCCTTCCTCCCGCCGCAACCGACGCGAGTTACATTAATCCTCCTTATCGTTTTCTAAAAGATTATCGGCGCACTGGTTTCAATGGGGCACGCAAGCTGGTGGCCAAAGGAGGTCACATTGAAAATGCACAGGTAGAAATAGAGGAAAAAATAGAGAGCTTCTGCCGCACCTACATGGAAGTGTTAGATAATAAATGGTCGCACACCGAGACTTTAATGTATGTTGTAAACAAATATGAATTAACTGATGAGGATTCCCGCGGGTCCCTCCTCCAAACATTTTATTTCTCTAACAAGTTTGACTATAAAAACGCTCATTTGCCTTTGACTTTTTGTGATTCACAAGTTAAATATGAAAAGAAATATCGCTATGAAATTAACCAAGTAGTGGCTATATTTGGTAATGAATATTCGTATGAAGATAAATCAAAGGATACGCCTACAACGCCAATAGAGGCTAGAATAAAATTTATTAAAGTGCACAATTCTTATAATATACGTCTTGTACTGCTTCCATATCTGATGCCTAATGGGATTGATGCAATGATTGTAGACAGTCCCCCTGTCGCTCCAGATGTTTCTTTTTATCCACATCGGGGTGTTAACAATCGCCTTCAAGTTTTATTAAATGCCGGTACCGGGCGCCAATCCTTAAAGCCGGTGGTAATACAAAGCACTGATCGTAACTTTTTTGAAAAGGAATATTTGGCCCAAGAAGGGGTGGCGCTTACTTTTGATCAAATTCAGGAGCAAGGCAAAAAAATACGGTTTGAATCAGATGACCCTGTAGACGCATATCAACTTTTTCGGGTGGACACTCCGCCGGAGAGCTATGCGGCTTTCACTGATAAGCATATTTTATCACCTGATTTAAACCCCACGTATGGGACGCCCGCTTCTCACATAGATACCATAGTACCGAATAAAAAATATTATTATTGCGCCCGGGCAATCGATGTACATGGGAATATTTCTAATCCTTCAACTATCATCGAAATTGAAATGATAGACAATAACGGACAGATATTTTTGAGACAGAAAGTATTTAGTATAGATCCTGTAAAACAAACGTTAACAACTAACGCAAGAAGGTTTATACTTATAGAACCAGCCGGGTGGCAAAAAGCTTATGACCCTCTCATCCAAGGTGGACCGATGCAAAGCCCTGAATTGGGCCTCAAACCAGTGGTTCCATTAGGTGCCTCACATCTTCAGGACAGTTTGTGGGAGAAAAAGTTTAAATTGCGCTTGGTGAGCAAACAAACAGGAAGAAAACTTGATTTGAATATCACGTTTAAGAATTCAGGGATAGTAAAATGAAGCGAATAATGATATTTAAGACTATTTATATGAAGAGGACGATACTATGGGATTTCTAGATAATTCTGGCGACATTATTTTGGACGCTGTTTTAACCGACTTGGGCCGAAAGCGGCTAGCGGAGGGGAATGGGAGCTTTAAGGTTTCAAAGTTTGCTTTGGCAGATGACGAAATCGACTACGGCCTCTACGACAAAAATAATACGAGTGGATCGGCGTACTACGATCTTAACATACTTCAAACCCCAGTTTTGGAGGCGTTTACCAATAATATGTCCAGCATGAAGTCGCGACTTCTTTCAATTGCCCGGAACGACCTCTTATATCTTCCGGTCATTAAACTCTTTAATGAAGACAGTTCCACGCTTAATTCTCAATTCAATAACTATTTAGTGCTCGCAGATGAGACTACCGTTAATGATCTTAAGGGCTCGGGGACAAATACTCTGATAAATGGACAGCTTAACGGTGATATTCCTCAACAAGGTTCCAAGCTTATTCGGGCCGATCAAGGCCTAGATACACTTGAATTGTCGTCCAACAGTATTATTAGTCAAGACTTACTTGAAACTCAATACTTTTTGCAAATAGATAATCGTTTGGGCTTTGTTGCTTCTCCAACTACGAATGCTAATACTAATAGTTCTTTAAGTTTCACGCCCACGGCTATTGATGATGATAACATAGCTACCTATATATTTACCCTCAACGACGATTCAGACGTGGTCACGCGCATCGCTGAAGGGGATGCATCTCAGATTCAAGGCCCCCGCGGCACAAAGGTGTCGTTTAAGATCGCATCTAGTTTGGATCTCAAAACAAGTACATATTTATTCACACAGCTAGGATCTCTGGGTACTACAACTATAACGGGCCAGGGCTCTAAAACGATCGCTGCAGCGTCCTATCGATTTATTGACTCTACGATAAGGATTTCTGGGGTTAGTACAGGGTATACGCTAGATGTTCCGATTAGATTTGTGAAGAAAGTTTAGGATAAGGATTAAAAGATGGCTACTTCGTTTAAAACATTTGATGACAAAGACTCGGTTGTAACAAGAAACTTGCTGCACGAGGCAATTCCAATAACAGGAACGATTATATCAGGGACGTACACCAATAAGGCGGGCACCGAGTATAATATTAAGACGTATAGTCATGGAATGTTTGAGTCGGTATATGATTACCCCTTCCTTAGTTCGTCCGCCAATCATATTTTTGATCTAACAGCAGGGTACTCAGCCGAATCTAGTTTATCACAATCTTCTGCTGCTGATTATTCTATGCAGCCGAAGAAGATTAATATTTATAATCAGATGGCACAGATTCTGGTAGGGTTTGATGAGACTAATGCGATCAGGCGTTTTGACGATGATGGGGATTTCACGGGAGGCAATAAAATAGATGAAGCTTATTTCATTAACTTTGCACGCCTCCTTTCCAAAGACGAAGTTAAAAAGGGAAGTTTCTCTCTCACTCTTGGGGTGGGACAGACATACCCAGATGGAGGTTTCACGCAACGCATCCTAATTACAGATGGCAGTGGCTCCACCAGTTATAAAGTTAATTCTCCGGCCGGCGAGTATGGTATTTTGCGCGCGTCCGGAAGCGGAAATTCAGCACCGAACTCCGGTGATCCCCTGAGTGGAAGCACTCCTAAGGTCGGCCTCCTTTATTATCAGGCCGGTATTGCAGTTATTACGGCTTCTGTGTTTGGTCCTTTGGTAGGAGGCGCAGTCCAATTGAAGGACGGATCCTCCGCGGCAAATTATGGTGTGGTAGCGGTTTTAACCGGCTCTACAATTGACGCTAACTGCGACGCCCTGCGTCATCGGATGTATAATGTTTCGTTTAATAATACGACCGAACTCAACTCTTCGGTGTATTTCTGTCGGATCAATAATACCGACTTTAACTATTCAGGAAACCCAACATATTTGAGTAGCAGCAAGCTTGTGGTTAAGAACAATGCACAAGATTTACCAGTTACCTATGCTACAACGGTGGGCCTATATTCGGCAGATAATGAAATGTTGGCTGTGGCCAAGTTGTCCGAACCCTTGAAAAAAGATCCCACTACAGAATTTACGTTACGGGTGCGTTTAGATTATTAATGGTTAAGTGGTCATGCTATGCCTTATTACAAATTTAACAGTAATGATGTCTACATCAATACTTTAAAAACATATCCGAGTGCTAAATTTATAATCTATAGCAGTTCGGTTTTTTATAATAATACCCCAAATCTTTCCGGCGCTTACTCTAACCCAATTCGCCTAACAAATGCAGGTCATGTTTCTTTATACGAACTCAATATAGATCGCCACTATTCGGCCTCCTCGATTCGATTAATAGGCCCATCTGGCCCAGAGGGCACCACGACGCCAGATAAAGGATTAATTTATCCGTGGGTGGTTAAAAATGGGTCAAGAATCGGAATGCGCACGACTGCTGGTGCTAGTTTTAACACCCTGAATTATGGAGACGTAATCTTCGGTGAATATCCTTTAACGGCCTCAATCTCTAAAGAGTATTATTGGGCCTCCACTCCCCGATATAGTAGTACTCCTGTCGCCGAACGTGCATGGGTGTCTCATCTTTTAAGCCTTAAAAATACTATTAATAGTTATGAATATTTGAATCCTAATTTTACCTATGGCCCCGATGGCCCTGTGAGTCGCAACTTAGATACTGTTGCGGTGGGCTTAGTGAGTATTCCCACTATATTTTATGGCTCTGCCATTAAAAAAGGAACTGTAGATCTGCGATATTACTATACTGGTTCTGTGATTGGCAGAGCCCAAGATACCAATAGGGATGGGGTCCTGTATGAAACTACAGGGTCTCGCACAGGCTCCCCGATCGGCTTGGTTCTCTATGGCGAGGGGTTTTTAATTTTAACCGCGTCCTATCGTTTGGGGTCTCTATCGGACACGGACGGATATTTACAGACCGGCCGGCCACCTACGGTCGCCGGCGACAACCCCAGATGGGTATATTTTGCTCAATCGATCTCGGGCACTATTCACGCACCAAAATCCACGTGGATTTTAGACATGAGCGGTACCAGCACTACCCAAACTCTTACGATGTTTGCCATGGCGCCCAAGGGTGATCTCAATCAATCTAATAATCCCACCTTCCGTCAGTACTCCACAGGGAGTTACGCTACCACGAGTTCAACTGTCTACATGGAAAATCAGAATATTAGGATTAAAAATGTAGTCAGTTCCTCGTATAATGACCCCACTGGGTCTTTTGAAAAGACCACGTATATTTCTAGAGTTGGTGTTTATGACGATGAAAGAAATTTAATTGGTATTGCTAAATTGGCGATGCCCGTTAAAAAAACTGCAAATCGTAGTTTTACTTTTAAGATCAAAACCGATATATAGAGGAAATATGGAAATTGATAAGCAAACTCGTCGAAGAATTAAAAACCTAGAATCACAAACAGCAGATCTCCGCGCTCTCGTGGACACTCTTCAAACAGCTCTCCGCAGAGCGGAAACTGCTCTGGCTGGCACCGACGAATACGAATATGTGTTCGCCCAATCAGCTAAATGGGCGATGAATGAAAAAATATAACAATGACAAGAGAAGATGTTATTCTTCAAATCTTTCGATCTCTTCGCGATGCTTTTAATAATGTTGGGTACGTAGAACGAAACAAAAATGTTTTGGTTTATTATGAGAAAGATAAAAAAGTAACAGTATCTTTCCGTATTAAAATAGAAGAGAATACGCTCCCAAAGATTAAGGATTATATGCCATGACAAAACCAAGCATCAATCGCATGCGCCATATCTTAAAAACAGTAACATGGCGCGCCGTCGGAACTTTAGATACTATAATGCTGGGATGGATCGTCTCGGGAGACCCCAAGGTAGGAATGGCGATAGGGTCTCTAGAGTTGATTACAAAAATGATATTATATTATTTACATGAGCGCGCCTGGTACAGAATAGATTTTGGAATAAGAAGAGAATGATTTTAGGATTAGACATATCAACGAGCATTACGGGCTATACCATACTGGATTATGAAGGCAATATTCTTGCGTGCGACCATATCGATCTACGCAAAGAAAAGAATTTTTTTAAAAAAGTACGCATTATCAACTCGCACTTACAAACCCTAGACGATATATATGAGATAGAACAGGTATATATTGAGCAGTCGCTTCAATCATTTCGTTCGGGTTTTTCGTCGGCACAGACCCTATCGCTACTTTCAAAAATTAATGGCATCGTCTCATGGATATGCTATAATATGTTTGGGAAGGAGCCCCTCTATCTGGCTGCTACCTCGGCGCGTAAAGCATGCGGGATTAAAGTCCCTCGCGGCCAAAAAGCAAAAGCTGTTTCGATGCAGTTTGTTGTTGACAGCGTACCCGGATTTGAGGTACAATATACTAGACATGGAAATCCAAAGGCCGGCTATGCTGACCGGTCAGATAGTTATGTTATAGCAAGGGCAGGCTGGCTAAATGAAAGAGAAGAAGCTAAAGATACTCACTAGTGTGTTGGGGAACGCCTATCGGGCCAACAATGAATTTCTTTTTAAGTGCCCCTATTGTGATCATCATAAACGTAAGTTTTCTGTAAATCTAGATAAAGGTTATTATAAGTGCTGGGTCTGCGACACGCGCGGCAAGAACTTGTATCGAGTTGTCCGGCGCTTTGGGACCCACCATCACAAATCCCAGTGGCGTGAGCTTACATCTGAGATTAATTTTGATAAACTCGAAGATTTGTTTGTCGAAAAAATAGAAGAAAAACAAATACTTGAGATGCCCGAAGGGTTTGTCTCCTTGGCAAATAAGGAGGTGCCACCTACCGGCTTCGCTGCACGCAATTACCTGCGCAAGAGAGGCATCAGCAAGCAAGATATAGTCTGGTGGAAGATGGGCTATTGCAGCGGAGGAGAATATGAGGCTAGAATCATTATTCCGTCATTTGATGACGAAGGTGATCTGAACTATTTCATTTCCAGATCTTATGATAAGGTCCAGTATCCAAAATACAAGAACCCTCCAGCAAGTAAAAACATTATATTTAACGATTTGTTTGTTGATTGGACTTCGGATATTATTTTGGTCGAAGGCATTTTTGATGCGATTATTGCTGGGCGCAATGCGGTCCCTATCCTCGGTTCTACTTTAAATGCACACTCTGTTTTGCTTCGTAAAATTATTAAAGAGGATGCTGGTGTATATGTTGCTTTGGATCCAGACGCCAAGAAGAAAGAGTTGGAGATTATCAAGACTTTACTAGATTTTGATATTGAAGTTTGGAAGGTTGATATAGGCGATAACGAAGATGTTGGCTCAATGAACAAGGAACAATTTCAGAAATGCCTGAAAAATGCGACCCTTATAACTCCAGACAACTATTTATTGTTGGCGCTTGCAATGTCGGTATAGAGGAATAAAACATGAAACAGTTATTATTAGAGACGGTAGTCTTAGCAAAGCAGCTTTTGTTACTGCAGGGATCCCGCGAGGTTTATGTTCTTTTGGCGCTTAACAGTGCTGGTGCGCTTGTCGCAGGAATGATCGTAGGCTCACTGCTTTAAGGAATATATTATGAAAATCACTAAACAAAGACTAAGAAAAATTATTAAGGAAGAACTTTCGAACGTTCTCTCCGAAATGAATGAAGATGATTATCATGCTGTTCGCCTGAGGCTACAAGTAGAATATGGTGTTGGCGCTTCGGGGGACCTAATAGAGGCTGTCTA